AGCCAAGCCAGAAGTACACTTCTGGAAGGTGCAGAGATCACTGGAGAGATAAAGTTCTCTTAATTACCAGCATGAGCGTCCGACATCCCAAGTGGATGATGATATGATCCATCCCATAAGAAATTGTGGAATTAGATGTACACCAAAATTCACACTCAACACTGAGTAATTTGAATTACTGTAACTTTCAATTAAAGAATAGCGTTCTTCAATTCGATACTATGTTATCATGGTATCGAAATTGGAGGACGCTATGTCTATTTGTATGCATTGCAATAAAGAGTATACACCAGTGAGGTTCAAAAAAGGTTCACCGCTTGCGAGCAGGAAGCCCCTACTTTCGTAGAAAGTTTACAAAGAGCAAAACCGCATTACTACAGCCAAGAAACGAGCATTGGTAACCAAAAAATGCAAACTTTGCGAAAAAGAATTCTCTCCCCAAAAAAGAATAACTCAAGTTTATTGCTCCAAACGTTGCCGTGAGTTAATTCCCAAGCGAGCATATCAAATGCTCAGGCGATGCATGAAGCTTACGAAACAAAGTAAGCTGCATCATACTCATGAGACTCTTGGGTACACCCCTGCTCAGTTACAAGAGCACATTATGTCTCATTCAAATTGGGAAAAGGTGAAAGATGGACCATGGCATATCGATCACATATTTCCCGTTGTAGCTTTTATAGAACACAACATAACAGATATGTCGGTTATCTGTGCCTTAGAAAATCTGCAACCCTTGTCAGATGAAGATAATCACTCTAAAAATGGAAAATATGATAAAGGTCAATTCAGCAAATTTTTAAAAGAGTCTTTATAATATGACATGTATGATGGAAGAACAGCAGAGCCAGCACAATTCAAGAGGATAACCATACCTTTAATTCGTAGAATTTACCCACAACTCATTGTCGGTAATGTTGTTGCTGTCCAACCATTGATGAGCAGTTTTAATTTACAAAGATACATTCAAGGCAGCTCGCCAAATAAAGAAAAAGCTAATTGGAAGACCGAAGGATTCTAATCAAACAACCGGGTTCTCTTAGGGCAATATTGGCTTAAAGTATTGCTAAATTCAGCATTTTTTGCTATGATATGTTGTGGAGAATTTCTATGCTTAACAAAGTTTTAATTTGTGTAGTCGTTTTGTTGACAGTGATAATTGGTTTTGGCGTCTATGAAAAAGCCAAAAAAACCTTACCTTATCCTTACGATTATGTTCATGCACCTCCAAGTGCACTTAATCAGTTAAATTTGGAAACAATCACAGTTGAACCTGATCCTGAGCCTATCTGTATTCCCAAAGAGGTTTTGGAAGTTAATCGAATCAATAGTCAACTGAAAGGCATGGCTTGTAGCGGCATCAATGTTTATGTCTGGGAAGGCGGTTTTAAATTTCGCCTATCAGGTAATCTTCGCTATGAGAAAGGGAAAAAATTTCGCATGACAGTTCGTTCTCTGTTTGGGAAAGAACTCGACCTTGGGTCTAATGATGAACAGTTTTGGTTTTGGTCTCGTCGAAGCAATGAACCCGGTTTATTCTACGCAAAACACGAAGATTATTACAAAACAAGGCTCAAAACCCCATTCAATCCCGTATGGATCATGCACACTCTGGGAATTGACGAAATCGATGCAGAAGATGTCGAAATTGTTGATGAAAAAGACAAAGATGAGATCTTGGTTGTCAAAGAAGGCGTAAATTCTATGGGAAAACCCATATTGACCACAACTTTTGTGAATCGATACACAATGAGAGTCACAAAGGTGCTAACAACAGATTTGAATGGAAAACCTTTAGCCTCTTCTGAAATTAAGAAATACAGCGGTAATTTCCCGATTGAAATCGTTTATGACTGGTTTGAAGAAAACAAAACCATGGAAATCAAGATTAAAGGACCATGGGAAGGCGGAAAATCTAACCCGCTTCTTTGGGAGAGACCTAATATCAATCCAAAAACTGACATGGGTGTTGACTAAATTTTAGTTCATCAGAAATTTAACACATTCATTGATTACATCTTTTTTTTGACAATCAAAATCACTTTCCCAAACAACTAAAATTTCAAATCCGTTTTTTCTAGCTTTTTCTAATTTATTAAAATCTTTTTCCCATACTTCTTTCGCTGTCATATTCCACACTCGAATAAACTCATCTTCTTTAAAATATTTTGGATTTGCGTGCCAAATATTTCCGTTAAATTCTATAACTTTTTGTCATCAACAATTACAAAATCAAAATTTGTATTTGTGCCACATCCATATTCGTGATTTAATTCTCCAAAATAAACCCTTTTATCTTGCAAACACAATCTGTTGTATAAATCCCAAAATAGTTTTTGAGATTTCTTAGAATAATTTTGTCGATTAAGAGTTCAGTAATATATAACACTATGTTCAAAAAATGGTTGATTGAAGAAGGCAAAAAAGAACTTGCCAAACAATTTAAACAAAAGCTACACGGTGTGCCTCAAGATCCAGATCACCACCCGGAAGGATCGGTGTTTTTTCATACACGCTTAGTTCGTAAAGCAATTCCTAATGCAATTCAAGAATTGAAATCTCTTCAACAAAACGATCCTGAACTCAGCTATGTACTTTCAAATTTGAATTTTGATCTTCCTCCAGAAGAAATGAATGTTTTGAAAATGGCAGCTTGGTTGCATGACATTGGAAAGCCTGCAACAACAACTGTTGGTGGATTGCCTTTTTTGACACGTGCTCCATTGACTGGAAAAATACAGTCAATTGCACATCAAGATCCCAAAAACTACATGCCGGAAATTGAAGATCTGGAAAGCGTAGCCCCACCAGAAACAATTGCATTTTTCAAAAAACATGAACCTTTAATTCGATTCCTTGTCGATCACCACATGGACTTTGTGGCAGAAAAGTTTTCAAGAACCATTGTAGATGAATTTTTCAGAGATGGAAAAATAATCAACGATGTTCGCATCAAACTTCTGCTTGCTTTAATGTGGTCTGATAAAATGGGTCGAGAGCCAGCAGAAATGGTGGTCAGAGGGATTGCAAAGAATGCTAAAAAGCTGGCTCTTTCTGCAAAGTTTGGCTTACAAAGACAAAAGAAACGAGACAATCAATCAAAGCCATTTGAAGGTGGACCAGATGCTTTCAGAGCTATGCTTCAGAAGCGTGGTGTGGATTCTGCAAGCATTGAAAAAGCGATACAAAACAAATTTGGAACAAACGAATCATTTAGAACGTTTTTAGAAATGCAAGAAGCACAACCAACCACAATTGAAGCCAACATCCCCATGACGGACAAGGTCCATGTGGTCGCCAAACATTTAAAGAATGGCGACAATGGGGTTGTTGTGTATGCTGTTGGTGGTGCAGTACGGGATTTTCTGAATGGAGTTCAACCAAAAGACATTGACCTCACCACCAATCTTTCTGAAGAAGATATAATCAAAAGATTAGAAACTCCAGAAGCTCGTAAAGATGGCATACGCATACATAAAAAAGAAAGTGTAGACACATTTGGTGTTGTGTTTGTGTTTGTTGATGGTCACGATTTTGAAGTTGCACCATTCCGAAAAGACATAGGCTCTGCTGATGGTCGTCGTCCTGAAGCTGTTGAACGTGGCACTATTCAGGATGATGCTATGCGTCGTGATCTTACCATGAACAACCTCTATTATGATTTCGAGAAGAATTTGATTCTTGATTTCAATCCCAATGGGCAGGGAATAGAAGACGCACAAAATGGCGTTGCACGTCCTGTTGGCGATCCATTTGAACGATTCGACGAAGACAAAATTAGAGTATTTCGATTGGTTCGTTTCTTCTCTCGGTTTAATCCCGGAATTATCACTAATACCCTTGATGAAAGAACTCGAAAAGCTGTAGAGCATTACAAAGAAGTTCACAAACAAAAAGGAATTTTCCCTGAGAGGATTTATGAAGAATTTACTGGTGGAATTAAACAGTCTCAAAACACCAGCATGTTCTTAAAAAGTCTTGCTGCACTTGATTTAATGCAAGCTGTATTTCCGGGAATGAATGTAGATGTTGAAGGCATTGATCGAATTGGCAACAGTAAAAAATTGGGTGTTATTTTAGCATGGTTATTGAGAAATAACCCAAATGCCTCAAGGCAACTTAAGGCTTTAAAGTACCCTAATGTTGTCACTGATAAAGTCAATTTCCTGCATCAACTATTGGATAGATTTCAAGGGAATCCTGAAAGCATATCAAACATTCATGGTTTGATTAAACAACGTGACAGGTTCATCGATCCAAACTATGACACTGAGCAAAAAGAGCAAATGTCACAGGAAATGAAACAGGACATTATTGAGTTCAGCCAAATGGCAGGAGTCGATTTATTGAATCTTGACCGTGCTACTCACTTTGCATCTTATAATGTGCCAAAAATTAATGGCAATGAATTGATGCAAAGACTGGGAATTTCAGGGCCAGAAGTGGGCGCAGCAATGGATCAGGAAAGAGACAGACATTACAGTCAATCTTTCCAAGATTACCTAAAGCAATCACTTCCCAAGTCTTCTGCGAATCGCATCCCGTCTTAATTTTTCAATACGCTGTCTTTGAGAATCAAGCCTCTGTGCTTGTTTGGGAGATGTTGCAGCTTGAGCATTGAGTGTTCTAAGTTGCTGAGGAGTAGCTCCTGCTGCAACTCCACCCTGAGTTGACCTAGGTCCAACTGTTGGTCTCAAAGCTGATCTGCGTCTAACAACACCTTTACGTCCACACCCACATCCCATGAGAAACCTCCTTTGCCTTTATATATGGGTTGCGAATTTAAATCAAATGCACTAAACTATGTGCATGTCTAATCTTGAATTAAATGCTGAGGAAATTTTAGAAAGCGCCATAGAAAAAAGCAGAGAGATCATGAACTCTCAGCCACAAGTAGCAGAAATTATCCTCAAACAACTTATCAAATGTAAACCAGATCACCCTGAAGGATTGCAACTTTTGGGATTATTGGAACATAGACTAGGCAAACATGCCGAAGCTATTGAAATCATTCAGGTTGCCATAGAAGTAGACCCGGAATGTGCTGAAAACCATAATAATATTGGGTTGGCCTATGCTTGTTTGGGCGAATATGAAAAATCTATTGAACACATAGAAAAAGCTGTTGAGATGAAAACGGATCATTATGTTTTCCTCAATAATTTAGCTCTACAATATCGACAAGTTGGCAGATACGATGAGTCTATTGATACATTCCAAAAAGCTATCGATGCCAATAACACGCCGCAAATTTGGGGCAATCTTGGTGGTGTGTGGGGAGAATTGGGTAATCTCGAAAAATCAGAAGAGTGTTTCATGAATGCTTTGGAAATTGATCCAAATTATCCTGCGGCTCATGTAGACATAGCTTTCATAAATCATCTAAGAGGAAATTGGGAAAAAGGATTTGAAGAATACGAATGGCGATTCGATCACTTTCCTCAACTTCAATTTTACAAAAAAGTCTATGACCAAGAAAAAAAATGGGATGGAAAAGCCGACCTCAAAGGCAAAACAATTATTCTATACGGAGAACAAGGTCTGGGCGACACAATTCAGTTTGTTCGTTATGTAAAAGTTCTTAAAGAAAAAGGTTGTCATGTTATTGTACATTGCCCAAGTTCTTTAAACGCTGTGATCTCCAGATGTGAAGGTGTTGATGAAATTGTCAATCGTGACATTGTCACAGGCAAAGGTGATCCTTTGCCTGAATATGATTACCAATGTTCTTTATTGAGTTTGCCACATTTGCTTAAAGTGGTTGATGTAGGAACATCACCGTACATTTCACCTATAGTTACTCTGAATACTAAAGAGCAATATCCTGACACATTCAACATAGGGATTTGCTGGGCAGGCAGCCCTGCACACCCCAAAGATGCAGAAAGGTCCATTAAGCTAAAACACTTCAAGCCTATTCATGATATACCTAATGTCAAGCTGTTCAGTCTTCAAGTTGACATGAGAAAAAGAAGTTACGTGAACACTCTTTCTAATTTAGATCTCACTGAAGATTGCGATGATATAAGAATTGTAGATATGACGAACATGATCCAGACATTTGATGATTCTGCAACAATCATTAGCGGCCTTGATCTTGTAATTAGTTGTGATACTGCATTGGTTCATTTAGCTGGTGCCATGGGTGTGCCTTGTTGGGCTTTAATTCCATACAGTCCTGATTGGCGGTGGGGAATTGAAGGCGATAAAACAAACTGGTATGAATCTTTGACATTGATACGTCAAAAAGAACGAGGTGATTGGACAGGTGTATTTGAGGAAGTAAAAGACCGACTTAACAAAAACTTTTCTTTACCGGAGACAACATGAAAATATTTTACAGGATCAGTGACAACAGTTATGCGAAACAAAAGCTTCCCGGTGCAGATAAAGAAACATGTCTCACAAATTTTGTTAAAGCATTTGAAGATGTAATTTTCACAAAAGAGACATTAGAGGGAAAGAACGAACCTCCTATTTTCATTATAGCAGATCGCTGTACTCGAAAAACGAATAAAATGCTTACAGAAACCGGTCTTCCCATGAAGATCACTGATTTAGGTAATGCTGGATCATTGCACTATGCTTTAGATTTAGCCCTTGAAGAATGTCGTCCCGGAGAATTGGCATATTTTGTTGAAGATGATTATCTTCATTTAGGAAATGCTTCCCAAGTTCTCAGAGAAGGCATGATGATCTCTGATTACCTAACATTATATGATCATCCTGACAAATACACAAATTTGTATGACATGGGAGAAACATCAAAAGTTGTTAGAACTAACAGTAGTCATTGGAGATATACGGTTAGTACATGTATGACATTTGCTGTTAAAACAGACATTCTTGCTGAAGATATTGAGATCTTCAAAAAGCACACAGACACTTTTGAAACAGGCAATGAAGGGGAACATCCTCTTGATCATGAAATTTTTGTGGAGTTACGTGAGAAGGGTAGAAAATTGGCTGTTTCTATTCCGGGCGTTGCTTGTCATGTTGATATGACGCTTTCTGCAAAAGCTAGTAGAAACATGATGGAACCTTGGGCCATTGAAACCATGACAAGGGATTTGGAAGAGCAGGTAAAAAGCGTTTACAAACGCCTAAAGCCAGAAGATGTAAAAAGGTTTGCTGATTTGGAGTCTTCTGTTCTCAAAAGTCAGGGGTGGAATCGCCTGATAAGACTTGATGCATTATTGAAAAAATGCGAAGGATAATAATATTTGAATAAATTCTCCTCAAACTCTATATACTTCATACCGTTGCAACAGGTACAGGAGAATTAGAACTATGGATTTTATCACTTGGTGCCAAGACAGAGGACTGGCAATCCCAACTGTAGATGAACAGCGTGAACGAACTGGTGTAAGAGGTCAGTATCCTGATGGATACGTTCGCAGCCAGTATCCTGATGGATATTTCGCTCCGACAACAGCTACATGGAAACTCGACCTTCAAAATGCCGAAAAGGTTAAGAACAAGAAGGACGCTGGAGAAACGCCGGTCAAGTAAGTCTAAAAAACAAACAAAAAGCCCTTTAAACACGTGTTTGAAGGGCTTTTTGTATTATTTGCCAGCATCATTCCACATTGATTCTACAATTCGTTTATCTTGATCTTTTTCAGCTAAGGATTTTTCTTTCTTAATCAGGTCAAGATTACGTTCCCAATAAATCCATTGATTTTCGTTCTTCTCGTGCTGAAAAACTATCCCCATTGCTAAGTATTTCTCAATGATTTCTTCAACTCTTTCTGTTGAGAGACCTGAGTCTTTTGCAATCATGGCTGTACTGCGATAAGGCCATTCATTATTGCGAGAAAGTGCAATAAAAAACCTTTGCTCTTCGTTGCCTTCTTCTGTTCCTTGTGGATAAACATCGATCCATTTTTTTGGTTTTGGCATATGACCTCCGAAAAACTAATAGCTAAACTCTACTATACATAGTTAGGACGTAACAGTAAAGGGGTAAATAAACCATGAAGTATCAAGAGAAAATGAATCGATATGAAAAGAAGCAACTTCAGGAGAAAATTCTGGATGAAGCTTTGGCAGGCAAAGGGTTGTATCTTTACGAAAACAATTCCGATGCCGATTTAACACTTCCTCGACCCACACAAAGTGGGAGGCGTGAAATTGGAGGAAGAGAACAATTTCAGGGTGATGACTACTATATGCAGTTAGTTCGTACAGGATTTCTGAGATTGATTAAAGAACTCCAACCACCAACGCCAGCGGCACCTCCGCAAACAAACATTCAAGAACAAAATGAGGTAACAATGACAGAACAAAAACAAGAAAAGCTTATTCTGGATCAACCAGACACAGTTACAACTGAAGGAACTGTTGAGAATGTAGCTCAACCACAACAGTGCGATAAAGGCACAGAATGCTGTGGGGGAACTGGACATGGGCAACCACAGCCAGAAGTTCTTCTCAATGAAGCTCCTGTTGATGACGATGACAGCTTCATGATCATTGAAGACTGATTCCAGTCCAATTTTTGTACTTAAAACCTCAGATTGAGTTGCTTATGCGATTTAATCTGAGGTTTTTTCATTCAAAGCCCAAGCTTGTATTCCCAAGAAGATCTTCCAAAGCTATACTCAGCCAAATCCATCATTGATTTGGTAAGGAGGAGAAGATGGCGTTTTTTGGGCTTTTTAAAAATGGAGCACTTGTGCATTTGTCGGATCAGGAAACAGAGGTAGTTTCCAAATTCGAAACACTCGGTGCTGACAAACTGCAACGCATTGAAAGTTTAGGCCGACTTTCCGAAATTCTAAATGAAAATCAAGAGAAGCCAAAAACTGCCCCTCTTCTGAGCGACGAGGACATTGAGGCATTTGCTGAAAGTATGTCTGATGCTGCTGAAACAGTTATGCAAAAACTGGAGAAGCTCGAAGATGCAGGCGTTGAAAACATACAAAAACTTCGTGATAGCGGCAAAAGTATCGTCGCCGAAGTAAAGAGTTTGGGAATAAGAGGCGTATCTGCTCTGAATGAGCAACTTAAATCCTTTTCATCCCAACTAGATGAAACCCTGTCGGCACAACAAAGTGACGACAAATCCAACGAAGGAGAAATTTGATGATTTTGGCAGGTATTGTAAACGGTTTGTTTTTCGTAATTGTTTTTGCTGTTGTTGTAGGTGCCGTCATTTGGCTCTACAAAAACACAGTTGTAGAAGATGAAGATGGATCTAAAGAACCGCTTTTTGAAGATGAAGAAATCACACCGGCCCCAAAACGAACACCGCCAGCAGACACTCGGAAAAGAAAATACAAGAAACGTGATGATGGTCGGTATGAAAATGAAGATGGCGATATCGTAGATGAACTTCTTGGTTGGATGCTTTTAGTTGAATTGTTTGATGACGAACAACCGCCTCAAGAAGAGCCTCCTTTTGAAGTTAAAGAAGAGTCTGATGCCGAAACAGATAATGACTCTTTTGAATTTGAAGAAGAACCCGAATCTAAACCTGTTCAATCTGACCCTGAACCGACACCGCTTGCTGAAGCGGATGATGATTCAAGAAGAAACCCTCCACCTGCATATGAACCGCCAAGCTACGAAGATAACAGCAGTAGCAGCAGTTATGATTCTGGTGATTCTGGTGATTCTGGCAGTTTTGGAGACTGATTAAATGAAATATTTGTTAGCATCATTAATGCTGATGTCTTCATCAGCATTTGCTCAAACAGATTTTCAATCTTTAGTAAGCATTCGTGAAAGTTACGAAATCGTTCAAAGCATGGGCGAACGTGATTTGATGGATGAAGCTGATTGTACAAGCTTGAAACAAGAGCTTATGCAAAAGGCTCAAAAGATTGATCCCGAAATAAAAAGCTTTGAAGACCTTCGATGGGAAACACAAGGTTTCTCTGAAAGGGTTGGTGGGTTTTTTACCTTCACCAACATTCTATTGGTTACAGCCTGTTTAATGTTCACCCTTGCGGTAATATGGTTGTTTGGGCTTTATATGCTAACCATTTTACTCGCTGTTCCAATCGGAGTTTATGAATTTGGATGTTATGCCATTTGTGGCTGGGCAATATTGGCTGGTACTCAGGTATCTCCTAGCTTCACTATGGCAACTGTGTTACCCGGCTGTCTTGGCTTGATTGGATGTTTAAGTTTCAGCCATAAACGTCACGTCGATGAAAGTGCCAGAAACTTCAAAGAAGAAAAATACATTTCGATATATTCTTCTATCCTCTTCTTTGTATGGGGTGCTGTTGCGATTTATTACGATAGTTCAATTATTGGGTTCATGTCAGTAGGTGCTTTCATGACCGCTGTTGGATTTATCTGCGGTATGGTGCCGGGTGTTGTGTATGTCGGATTTGAAAATGATGAAGTTGTGCCACAAGGGACACTTGCTGCCTTTTTTGTCCTTTTGGCACATGTTGTTTTATCAATCACAAACACAACAATAAATCAACTTGAACCATTTAGAACAGGCATGGAATTTCTCGGAACATTCGTTTATTTTCTGGGAATACTGATCATGGCTTCTAAGTATTGGTCCAAAAAACTTTATCCAATTTACAATCTCCTTGCCATCGTTTCTGGCTGTGCTGCTTTGTATCTCGGCAGCGTTTATGGAATGGGCATGTTACTTGGAGTTGGCGGTACATTCTTTTATCTGTACCTGCTTGAAAAATATTACGAAATCCCTTGGGAAGGTAAAGGTTGGGCTTGGTCTTTGCTAGGGCTGTCAATTATCCTCTACGGCATGTACGCTTTTTCCATTAAGCACCCGGAATATTTTCTGTGGTAAAATCTTGATCTGCTTTACAGATTGAGTAATCTGCCGTAGAATGTTTGTGTAAAAAGCTGATTTTGAATCCGCCAGAACAATTTTTGGAGATCGAACAATGAAACGTGTGGACCTGATCGTTATTGACGGTCAAAATGACTTCCTTGACCCAAAAGGTGCCCTTTATGTGCAGGATGCCGACAAGGAAGCAGAAAAGCTGGCGGCGATGATCGACCGTTTGGGCAACAAAATCTACAAGATTCACGCCACGCTGGACAGTCACTATCCAGTTGATATTGCTCATCCAGTCATGTGGATTGATTCACACGGAAACAATCCTGATCCTTTCACTATCATCACAGCCGATGATGTTCGAAATGGAAAATGGCGTTGTACTCTGTTGGGTAACATTCCAGACCCAGTTACAGGTGAAACAATCAGCTATCAACAGCGTTGCCTGAACTACGTGGAAGAACTGGAAAAGAATGCACGATATCCACTGTGCATTTGGCCTCCGCACTGTCTGATTGGTTCATGGGGACACAACGTGTATCCACCTCTTTTCGAGGCATACACACGTTGGATCGAAAAGAGTCGATCACCATGGGTTGACTACGTTGTCAAAGGCGACAACGTGTGGACCGAACATTATTCTGCTATCAAAGCAGATGTACCTGATCCTTCTGATCCAAGAACGCAGCTTAATGCTGACCTGTTGAACACAATCAACAAAGCAGACATTGTTCTTTGGTCTGGTTGGGCTGGATCGCACTGTCTCGCCAATACTGGCAATGATGTTGAATCATTCCCGGCTGGTGATGAAATCTACAAGAAGTCAATTCTTCTTGAAGACCTGAGTGCTCCGGTGACTTCCCCTATTACGGATGTGAATGACATGTTCGCTCAGTTGCGAACTGACTTCATCGACAACATGCGGAATAAGGGAATGCAGATCATGAACAGCACTGATGTTCTCACATAACATCAGTCTTTCATTCACACACTTCACAATTTTGGAGAAAAGATATGAGCAGCAAAGATTTAAGTCAGGGACTCACTGACTTCGAAGTACCGGGTGCAAATTTTGGTTTTACCGGTGCGAACATTGATGATCTTGCATCAATGGAACAGACTCTTTACGGTCTGGTTGTGGATGAAAGTGGCTCAACAATGCCATTTCGACCAGAAATGTCTAAGGCCACAGTGGCAATTGTCGATTCTCTGAGAGAGAGCCCACGGGCAGACAATCTCATGTATCGAATGACCCACTTTTCTAATGGGGTTCGTGAAATTCACGGTTTCAAAGAACTTCAGAATTGTCATCCCGGCGATTATGACGATCTGTTTGAACAGACAGGTCAGACTGATCTTTATGATGCAACACTTGAAATGTCAGAAGCTATTCGCATCTATGGCGAAAAGCTTGCCGAACAGAGCTATATGGCCAATGGCATTCTTGTGGTGATCACCGATGGTTGTGATTTTCCCGGCTCTACTCACGGCATGGGTGATGTCAAACGATCTTTTGAGCAGGTTATTCAGGGTGAAATTCTTGAATCCATGAACACCATTTTGCTCGGAGTCAATATTCATGAGGCTCATGTAAAGCAGAAGCTTGAAGAGTTTCATCGAGAAGCTGGCTTCACTCAGTTTGAATGTGTCGAAGACGCTTCAAAATCAACAATGGCCAAACTGGCACAGTTTGTTTCTGACAGCGTCAGTTCTCAGTCGCAGGCTTTGGGAACTGGGGGAGCTTCACAAAGTCTTACGTTCTAGGAGAGTACCAACTGGGCAAGGCATTGCTTGGTTGCAGGATGAATACACGTGGAAGTTACAGTCTTCTGAATGGACTGGGTCTTAGCGGACCATGCAGGGTTCAAATCCCTGCCATCCGAAATCTCCTTTAACACACCGGGGCACCTCCCCCGGTGTGTTGTTTTTTCAGGAAAAGTGCTATGAACAATCTCATCTCCAGATCGCTTTTCGACAACGACCTGTATAAGAATGACAAAAACTTATACAAAACAAACTACTATAGTGTATGGAACATTTCATCTATGCACTAAAACAACAAGGTAGCGAATTGCCTTTCTATATTGGAAAATCAAACAATCCAAAGAAGCGGAAAAAACGCCATCTTTATGATGCAAAGAACTTGATGCTGAATTACCCAGTTCATAACAAATTGAGAAAGCTGTTAAGAGACGGACTTGGAATTGATCTTGAAATTCTGGAATCGAAGCTAACCGAAGATGAAGTTGATGATAGGGAGGTTTATTGGATTTCTTTTTATCGTACCAAAACCAAATTGTGTAATTTAGCCAATGGTGGAGAAGGCGGCAAAGGGTTGACCGAAGAGACAATTGAAAAAATAAAGAAAGCCAACATTGGACAAAAACGATCTGAAGAAACTCGAAAACGAATAAGTGATTCCCGTAAAGGGATTGTATTTTCAAAAGAACACAAACAGAATCTTTCAAAAGCACGGAAGAAAAGAATTGTAACTGAAGAAACTCGTCGGAAAACAAGTGAAACCTCTACTGGTTCGATTAACATCAAGAAATATAAACTTACTGATCCAAACGGTGGGATTCACTTCACTGACAGAGGGTTGTCAGATTTTTGTCGCAAGAACAATTTAACACCAGCTAATTTGTCAAAAGTTCTAAAGGGCGAACGCACACACCATAAAGGTTGGAGGATTGAATATGTCGAACCATGACCCCGCTGTTCGATCAATATTAGATTCGGACTTATACAAATTTACAATGATGGCAGCAGTCTTGAAGCACTACGAAAACACACCGGTTCAGTATCGATTTAGCAATCGTCGGAAAGAAGGTAAATTCAATAATGCTTTTGTTTATGAATTTGAATCTGAAATTGATCGTCTTTGTGGATTAAAAGTAGAAGATAAAGAACTAGATTGGTTTTCTAAAACCTGTCCTTTTCTCACGGATCAGTATTTCGAATTTCTGCGAAACTACCGTTTTAACAAAAATGAACTTAGATGGTCAGTTGAAGATGGTGAATTAAACCTGTCTGTCAATAGCTCATGGGAACTAGGTATTTTGTGGGAAGTACCTCTTATGAGCATAATTTCAGAATGCTTCTTTCGTACATGTGACACTGAATGGGAGTTTAATGTTCTTGAGCAAGAAAAAAGAATTCGAGACAAAGCTAAAATTCTAACCGATGTTACATTTGCAGACTTCGGCACTCGACGCCGAAGGTCTTATGATGTTCAAGATTTGGTTGTAAAAACACTTGTGAATTGTGCTCCAAATTTTGTAGGCACAAGCAACGTCTCACTCGCCATGAAGCACAACACCAAGCCAATTGGAACTTTAGCACATGAGTGGATCATGGCGACCAGCGTTCTCATGGGACTTCGCCACGCCAACAAGTTTGCACTGGATGCTTGGAGTGAAGTATTCAACGGCGATTTGGGAATTGCATTAACGGACACTTATGGAAGCAAAGCTTTCTTCGAGGATTTTGACGGATATCTGGCTCGATTGTTTGATGGAGTTCGTCATGATAGCGGCGATCCTTTTGAATTTGCCAGAAAAGCGATCACTCACTACAAGTCACTGGGAATCAATCCCATGTCAAAAACCATCGTGTTTAGCGACGGTTTGACAGCCAAACTTGCTGCGGAAATCAACGAAAGATTCAAAGATGTCATCCGATGCTCTTTCGGCATCGGAACTCACTTCACGAATGATTTCCATAACAGCAAGGCTCTGAACATGGTCATCAAACTTTGGTCTTGTGAAGGGGTTCCACTGGTGAAGTTGGGAGATGACGAAGGGAAAGCCATTGGCGATCCTGATGCCGTTCGAGTTGCTCGATGGGTGTTCAACGACAAACCACTGGACAATTAAAATGGAACAACTTCTCTGTCACTTGCTTGGAGACTATCTCCTGCAAACATCATGGATGGCTTTGAACAAAAGCAAGCGATGGTGGCCTGCAATTGTTCATGTGTCAATTTACACAAGCGTGTTCCTGTTGTTGACAACAAGCATCCCGGCATTGCTTGTCATTGGCGGAACACACCTGCTGATTGATCACTATCAGTTTCCCAAGATTTGGTTCAATGCAGTTCGTGGAAAAGAGGATTCCCCGGAATGGTTTCTGATGTGGCTTTACGTCATTCAGGACAACTCTTGGCATCTGATCATTAACTTCTTGGCGTTGAGGTATCTGACATGAACAAATATGGATTTGTAAGAGTTACTGCTGTTTCACCTCGGGTTTACATTGGCAATCCAGAACAAAACCTCTTCGAAGCACATGGTGAACTTGCTCGTTCAGACGATTCAGATATTATTTTGTTTCCTGAACTCAGCATGACAGGATACACTTGCGGTGATTTGTTTGGTCAGGAAAGTTTGACTAACAATGCGTTGAAAGAAACGGTTAGGTTAGCTGATGGTGTTGGCAACCAGTTGGTTGTTGTTGGATTACCATTTGTGTTTGAATCTAATCTCTACAACTGTGCTGCTGTCTTGAACAATGGTCGCATCGTGGGGATTGTCCCCAAGCAATATTTGCCCACCTACAAAGAGTTTTACGAAAAGAGGTGGTTTCAGGCTGGTGAAGGTCTACCAAACACAGAAGTTGAAATTGAAGGTCGTGCTGTTCTTTTTGGGCCGAATCTCCTATTCAGCTACGAAGGAGTCAAAGTTGGCATTGAAATTTGTGAAGATGTCTGGATGCCCATTCCACCTAGTTGTTATCACACTATTGCTGGTGCAAACGTCATCCTCAATCTCTCTGCCAGCAATGAGACCGTTGGAAAATCTGATTACCGCACAGATTTGGTGAAAAATCAGTCTGGTCGCTGCGTGTGTGCTTATGCATACGCCAGTTCCGGGCCAATGGAATCCACCTCTGATCTTGTGTTTGGTGGACATTCTCTAATCGCTGAAAACAGTCATATTCTGGCTGAGTCACCTCGTGTGGGCAAAGGTAATCACAGTGCATCTGTGATTACAGCAGATGTTGACTATGAAAAACTGAATCATGAGAGACGCTCATCTACGTCTTTCGGTGACTCTGCATCATGTGTCACTAATCACGACACAATTCCCATTGAACTCGTAAATCGTCCTGAAGTTGTTACTCCGATCAAACGAGTGATTGCCAAACATCCATTTGTCCCAAGTGACAAAGAGCGGTTGCGGGATCGTTGTGAGGACATCTTCGGCATTCAGACAATGGGTCTGGTGGGTCGATTGGCCAACATCAGAGGTCCAATCAATATTGGAATCTCTGGTGGTCTCGACTCAACGTTGGCATTGCTGGTTGCCATCAAAGCCTGTGATCACTTCAGGTTTGATCACAGGCGAATTCAAGGCATCACCATGCCCGGATTCGGAACCACCAAGAAGACCAAGAAGAATGCCAAGAAACTGATGAAGGGTCTGGGGATTACTCAGAAAGAAATAGACATCAGGCCGATGGCCCTTCAGGTGTTCAATGACATGGAACACACTCCATTTGGCATCGGCAGCACACCTTTGACTTTAGAAGACCTTCAAGGTGGGCTTGAAAGTCTTGAACCGGGTGCTCAGGACTTGGTATTTGAAAATGTGCAGGCACGTGTCAGAACCCTGACGCTGATGTCTCATGGGTTTGTTCTGGGAACCGGTGATCTCTCCGAGCTTGCTCTGGGCTGGTGCACCTACAACGGTGACCACATGAGCATGTATAACGTCAACTGTTCGATCCCAAAGACTCTGGTCAAGTTCTTGGTGGAGTATGTTGCCAACAATGATCCTGCCTTCAAAAAGGTCAAAGATACGTTGTTGGATATTGTGGACACTGAAATCTCTCCAGAACTTTTGCCACCCGGCAAAGACGGAGAGATCGCACAGTCCACAGAAGACAAACTTGGGCCTTACGAACTGCACGACTTCTTCCTGAGTCACTTCATTCGCAATGGTTCAAGCCCTCAGAAGATTCTTCTTTTGGCTTGTCAGGCATTTGAAAGTGATTACGAGCCTGACTTCATCAAAGTAACTCTCATCACTTTTTTGAAGAGATTCTTTGCAAATCAGTTCAAAAGAAATTGTGTGCCAGATGGCCCAAAAGTTGGATCAGTGAGTCTTTCGCCTCGTGGCGATTGGCGAATGCCTTCTGACGCTGATGTCAGCATGTGGATTAAGGAACTTGAAGAATGAATACAGGATCGTTTTTTACCATTGGTAGCACTCACGTTGTTTGTGAAGACTATGCCTTACATGGGGTCGCAGAAGATCCTTATGTGATTCTTTCTGATGGCTGCTCTAACGGAGGTGTGCGAATTGATACAGACTTTGGCTCTCGGCTACTTTGCAAATCAGCCGAGAATCATTTGTCAATATTGCCATACAATTCATTTGGATTTAAAGAACGTGTCATTAGCACAACGGTGACACAAGTGCAAACTTATTTCAACATGGATCTTGCATGCCTTACTGCTACTTTGCTGTTGGCTAGAAAATATGATGACTTCATTTACACCATGTTAATTGGAGATGGATATATTGGGGGAAAACGACGTGATGGACGATGGATGCTTTATGAAATAGAATATGAAAAAGGAGCACCTTATTACCTTAAATACAGTTGGAATCCCAAAGACAAAGAGGCTTATTTTAATCGATTTGGAAGCATTGGAACACTTAGAACCTTTTCTTGGAGAGAAGGTGGAGATATTGAAACATCCAGTATGGAATTTGATCTGAAAGACGATCATCCAGAGCATTTTGAATTCGATTTTAAAATTGATGAATATGAATTTGTATTCATTGCTTCTGATGGATTGAGTCGTTTTTATCATCAGGCAACTACGCCAGATAAATCAATGATTCCCATTCCGATAACAACCGTTGTGCCTATTTTGTATGGATTCAAAGGATATCAAACGTCATTTGTCGAAAGGCAAATGCATTGGGTCATGAACACCAAAAAGCCAAGATCACTTTCTAAAACACTGGGCGTTGATGTAAAGTGTTCAGATGATTTCAGCACCGGAGTAATTCACTGTGGCTAAATTTGCGATTTTTGGAGGATCTTTTGATCCTCCCACATATGCACATAAAATGGCTGGAGAACTTGTCTATGCTGAAACAGACATAGATCAATTCTGGTACATGCCTTGTTGCAGCCACAAATTCAATAAAGACTCTGAAGATTCTTGTCATCGATTAACCATGGTAGAAAGAATGGTTTATCAGATAAACGAGAACTACCAAGGATTTCCTTTTCGTGAATGCACTTACGAAATCGACAACAAAACCAAAGGCCATCTAATTGAAACGATGGAAGCTTTAGAAAAAGAAAATCCAAAAGATGAATTTGTGATCGTTGTGGGTTCAGATTGTGCCAATGATATCAAGAAAAAATGGCATCGTGGCAAGGAACTTATCGAACGATATCCATTCATTGTGTTGAAAAGAAGTGGATACGAATTGTTAGCTTCTTGGCCATACGAAAAACCAAATCAGGTTTTGGAATTTGGTGTAAGCTATAGCTCAACAACGCTTCGTAAAGCTTTATCAGAAGGCGATTTTGAGCACGCTCAACGAAGACTCTATCCTGCAATTTTCAATTACATTAAGAAGAACAAACTTTACAGTCAGGAAAACCAGACGTAAAATGTTTGTGTACACTTTTACGGGAATACATTCATGAAACTTACCATTCGAGGCACTGGTGATAAAGTCAATATCACCAAGACACATGTAGTCGCCAAAGGTGGTGAGGGTGTCATCTATATTAAAGATGGCGTTGTCTACAAAATCTGTCATGCTGGGAAAATGATTCCCGATGGAAAATTTCAAGAACTGGCTGTTCTCAATCATCCCAACATCATCAAGCCAGAGCAAGTTTTACTGGATTCTAAAGGAAAACCAGTTGGCTATACCATGAAGCTGGTTCCTAATTCAGTGCCACTTGCTCAAATTCTAACAAAATCTTACCGAGATCGAGAGAACGTTACATTCGATCAAATGGGTAAGTTAATACAGGATATTCGTGATGGCATTGAACACATCCACTCCAAGGACATTCTCCAAGTAGATGGTAATGAGATGAACTACATGGTTTCGTTGGATTACGAAACTGTGTCATTCATTGATGTGAATAGTTTTCAAACCAAACATTATCCAGCAGAGGCTTTAATGCTAAGCGTGCGAGATTGGCACGTTGAAAAGAAAAACGGAGTCTACATTTGGACAGAGCTGAGTGATTGGTTTTCTTTCGCAATTATCTCGTTCTACATGTGGACCGGAATTCATCCCTTCAAGGGAGCACATCCTCGTTTCAAAAATGTCAAAACGAGGATGGAAGATCAAATGAAGGCAAATGTTTCAGTTTTAAACTCTGAAACAAAATACCCTGCTGCTGCTGTTTATCCTTTTGATGTCATTCCTGATGTTTACATGCAGTGGTACAAAGCTCTGTTTGAACGTGGCGAACGACATCCGGCCCCACAGGACTTTCATGGCAAAATCCTTCTTGTCGCCAAAGTCAAAGAAATCAGTGGCAGTGATAACTTCGAAATCAAAGAAATTCATGATTTTGGGGAAATGCTGGTTGGTTTTATAGGTCGCCCCGGAACAGAGGTTTCTATTGGACCTGAACATGTGTTTGTAAATCAGGCCCCTAAGCCAAAACCATACAAGAAAATCCGTGCAGGCATTACAAATGTGATGCAAATTCCTGTCTCAGCTCATCTTGAGAACAATATCGTTCATTTGACAAATCTAAAAACTCAGGAAAAAATCGATTATCAAGGGAATGGAAGTGATCTGATGAGTTGCGAGGGGCGTTTGTACGTTCAAAGCAATAATCGAATCGTTGAAATTCAATTCATTGAATCTGGCAAAAACATTATGGCGGCACCGAAAGTCGTTTGTGATATTTTGCCCAATGCAACGCAGATGTTTCAGGGAACAATCATCCAGTATCTGTTCGAAGGATACTTTGTCTCTGTATTCCCAAAATCAGGCATTGCTCAACAGTTCCATATTAAAGAACTTGATGAATATCAAATTACTGAAGCGAAATATGAAAATGGGGTTCTGATGGTTGTTGGAATTTCCAAAGGCAAGTATGATCGCTTCGTGATCCGTTTTGAAGAAAGATGGGGCAATTATGAAATAGCCCGTAAAATTGAAGACATCATTCCCACTGGTTTGAACTTCACAGTTCTGGAGAATGGGGTTTGTGTTTGTATTACGGAAGAAGAGAAAATCGAATTGTTCTCTTCCCGTTCGGGATCGCAAAATGTTAAATCGATCTCTGACCCGGTTATAGAAAGCGACATGAGGTTATGTCGAGTTGGGTCACAAGTTATGTTTGCCAAAGGCAACAAGCTGTTCAAGCTGTCTATGAAATAAGGAGAACCTAGTGCGAGATTTCAGTGAAAATCCAATTGATGTACGCAATGCCATGAGGAAATTAGCCCCATGGATATTTGTCATTGGCATTGTGTTTATGGTTGGAATGACTTATCTCATCTATTCACAATTCCGAATCGATGTGCCAACCAAACATTTTGCCGTCCTGATCAAAAAGACCGGCAAAAATATTCCCAATGACGCAGAATGTGCCCCGGATGAATCTTACAAAGGGGTTCAAAAAGAGCTTCTATTGGAAGGGCGATATTTCCGCAACCCATTTGAATGGGACTGGGAAGTTCATCCCTATGATGAAATTGCGTCAAATGAACTTGGTGTACTTGTAAAGCTCAATGGCGAAAACCTCCCTTACAGACACTTTGTTGCGTCAAAAGATATTGAAAAGGGAATTGTCGAAGACGTGCTTCGACCGGGACGTTATCCAATCCATCCCTACACCGAAAAACTTTTGCGATTCAAACCAATCACAATTCCTGCTGGACACAAAGGTGTTGTCACGTTACTAGCTGCTCCAATGCCAGAAAATCCCAACGAACTTCTTGTAGAAGAAGGACGCCGTGGGGTTCAGAAAAAGACACTTGATCCCGGAACGTATTATGTGAACCCATATGTGACACGGATCAATGAAATCGATTGTCGGTCTCAACGATTCAACCTTTCCGAAGGTGGTGACATGGGATTCCCGTCTCTGGACGGATTCTGGGTCCAATTGGATGGAATTGTTGAATTCCGTGTTAACCCCGAGAAAGCCGCTGAAGTTTTTGTGATCTACAATGAAACGTTCAATGACAAAAATGACATTGAACGAGTAGATGAAGAAATTGTCACAAAGATTATTCTTCCTAATGCAAGAAGTTTCTGCCGTTTGAAGGGGTCAAGCAACAAAGGTCGTGACTTTATCGGTGGCCAAACTCGTATTGAATTTCAGAAGGCTTTTGCAGAAGCAATGGAATCTGAATGTGAGCCTTTGGGTATTGAAATCGTCCAAGCTTTGATCACAAAGATTTATCCACCAGAAGCAATTGCTGGACCTGTTCGTGATCGTGAAGTTGCACGTCAGCAATTGCGACAGTATGGACAGCAGATTCTCCAACAGGAATCTGAGATCAAACTTGCTGTTGAAAAGCAAAAAGTTGTTCAAAGAACAGAACTGCGTGCTGCGGATCAATCTGTTGTAACGGAAACTGTGGCTGCTAAGCAGAAGCAGCAGGTTGCTGTCACTAAAGCAAATGAACAACGAGAAGTTGCCAGATTTAAACTTGATGCAGCAAAAGATGAAGCAGAAGCGATCATTGCTCGTGGAGAAGCTGCTGCTTCTGTTATCAAATTCGACAATGAAGCTATTGCTGCGGGTTGGGAGCGTGCCATCAAAGCCTTTGGTGGAGATGGAAGTGCATATGCTGATTATACTCTTTGGGAAAAGATTGCACCGAGTTTTCGAAAAATCATGACCAATACAAACAACAGTCCTTTGATGGAACACTTCGGTTTGTCTGGCCCAACACCAGAAAAACCTGAAACTGTCGAACAAGCCACACCTGCTGAATAACAAAAAGAAAATAAACGAAAGGATTATAAATCATGAAATGGCGAACAAAGTTTCTGCTAACTTCACTTCTGATAACAGTTATCGGAGCGTTTACATTACACTGGATGATTAACCGTGTTTATGTTGAGCCCGGTTACAGCTTGCAGCTTCGCTACAAAGGTTCACTGCTGGCTATGGTCGGCGTGCCTGTCAAGAAAGCCAAACCCGGACACTTTGCAGAAGAAGGTGAAGTCGGTGTTCTCAAAGAAATGCGTGGACCCGGACGGCACTTCTATTGCCCACTATGGTGGGAAACTGAAATCGTCCCAGACAAAATTGTAATGCCGGGACAAATCGCTGTTGTAAAGAGTAACCTTGGTGAGCCTCTTCCATCGGGTGAATACCTCGTGGAGGGTGATCTTGGAGAAACGAAACACAAAGGGATTTTGAGAAAATCTTTTGGTCCGGGACGTTATCGTGTGCATCCTTATGCATATGAATTTGATGTCATCGAAAGACCTGTTCGAAGCGAAAATGGAAAACACGCTGGGTTTATTTCAATACCAACTGGTTATGTTGGTGTTGTGACAAACAAAGCATCAAATCCAATCACAGAAGAGCCAAAAGGTGTACTCGATGATGTTCTTCCTCCCGGTTTATATCCAATCAATGGACGTGAACAGGAAGTTGACATTGTTGAAATTGGATACCGTGAGGCATCTATCAACGTAAAAACTCAAGTTGAAGCTGATGGTTCTGTGAAGGTGGATGAAGCAGGTGAGCCTGTTATTGCCAGTTTGACAGAAGGAATTAACTTCCCAAGTAGCGATGGCTTTCCGATTCTAATGGACTTTACAGCAATTTGGGGAATTCTTCCTGATGCAGCGCCGAGAATTATTCGAACATTCGGCAACATTGGTGCTGTAGAACAAAAAGTGGTGATGCCTCAAATTGAATCGATTTGTCGAAACAATGGCTCAGCCCACTCTGCTGTTGATTTGCTTGTTGGTGAGTCTCGACAAAAATTCCAAGAAGACACTGAAATTGAATTTCACCGTGTTCTTGATGATAAGCAGATTCAACTTCTGTATGGTTTGGTGCGTCACATCTACATTCCGAAAGAAGTTCGTCAGCCAATTCAAACAGCATTTATTGCCGATGAATTAAAGTTGACTCGGGATCAGGAACAGATCACCACGCAAAAAGAAGCTGAACTTCGTGAAATTGAAAAGCTGAAAGATGTGGAAGCTGAAAAAATTGATGCTGACACGAAGAAGCAGGTTGCTGAGATCATAGCACTTGGTCAAAAGCAAGTTGGAGAAACCGAAGCTGAAACAATTCAATTGGTTGCTGAAATCGATAAAGAAACAGCCACAATTGAAGCTGAATCGACTGTGGTGATTGGTCAAGCCAAAGCTAAAGCAAACCAATTGGAAGAAGAAGCTAAAGCCCAATTGTTTGAATTGGCCGTACAAGCTTTCGAAAGACCGAATGCCTACAATCGATATATCTTTGCCGATGGTTTGCCAGAAGATCTGGAATTTGAATTTCTCTATGCAGGCGAAGGTACTCTTTGGACTGACATGAAGAACTTTGGAATTCGAGGGAACGTCGATCTGAACCCTGAAAAGAAATAACAGTTCGTTTCCTAAAACTCAAAAGGCCGCTGTTCCAAAACAGCGGCCTTTTTTGCTATTATATCTATATGTGGGCAATTTATTGGTTAATTATTGAAACGAAAAAAGCTTGGAAAGGCAAAGATCAACAGAGAAGGTACGCTTTAGCTAATGTTTGGGGAGCAGGTGCTTTACTCGGAGTTGTTATTGCAGCTTATTTTTGGAGCTAAAAAATGTGGGTTGTCTGTGTTTTAATTTTTATCATCTGTTTGTTTACAATTGGCGTCAACAAAACTTTACCGCTTCACGGCGAGAAAGCCCCTACTTGCGTAAGCAAGTTTGCCTATCATAGATCGTGAGCGAAGCGAACGAGTAAGGCAGGCAAACCTCTTTAGGGTCGGGGTAGTTGACTAGGAAGCATTGTCGCTGCTCTTCACTGGACCAGTGACCATTCCCTAAATGTCAAAGCTCTATTTCGCATAACGTGAAAATAACGATCTAATTGAGCTTCGAATTTTGGATGAAGATTCAAATCTTTAATCTTATCCAAATCAACCCATTTGTATTCTGAATGCTCTTCGCTCAGAGATACGTCAAATGGCTCTTTAATGCGATAAAGATAAGTAGTCCAACGATGTGTTCCATCTTGGCTTTCAACGGCATCTATTCGATTTCCGGGGATATTTGGAATACCTGTCTCTTCTTCTGTTTCACGAATAGCACAGGCAATCATCGATTCGCCTTTTTCGGCTTTTCCGCCCGGCAATCCCCAAGTTCCCTGATGATCTCCTTCATCTCTCTTAAGTAAGAGAGTTTGCTTGCCATCAGTGAACATGATGCCAGCTCCTCTTTTGCCTTTGTATCTTGATCCGCCCTTACCAATTCTATGATACATGGTTCCTCACATACAAGCTGTGTTTGACTTCTACTTTACTGTCTGCCAAACGTTGAAAACCGTTTTCAATAAACACGTGTTTTGTATATAGATCAATTGGAACATCAATTGTTTTATCAATGCCGTTTTCACTACCATTCAAAGAAAGAGCGTAATTACATTTCAAAGATCTCAACCAATCAAAAAGAAGATTGATATTGAAGTCTCCATAGTAATAAACTTCTTTAGACACATAAGGGGGGTCAAGGTACAAAAAATCTCCCGATTTTGCATTGACCTTTTGATAATCTTTAACTTCAAACTTGATATCAACTTTGCCGAATTCGCAATTCCATTGATTAAGAATTGACTTTAAATTTTGAGGTCGAATTCCACTTCTTCTTAAATGAAAGCCACTATTGAACTCGCCTTTTTTGTTGTAGCGAACTAAACCATTTCGACATGTTCTCAATAGAAAAAAGAATTTGAGAGGATCTTGGTCTTTGTTGAACTCGCTACGAGTTTCATAATAATAGTCTTTGCCTTTAGACTGTAATTTATGCCATCTAATTGTGTAGTCTTCAAAAAGTCGATTAGGATCATTTTGAACTAATTTCCAAATCTCTATAAGAGGTTTGTTGTGATCGCTGGCTCGATATTTTTTAGCAGCTTTGTTTTTTATTGCTTCATAAAGAACAGAAGCTCCCCCAAGAAATGGCTCGTAATATGTGTCTGTTTCTTTTGGGAAATGAAAAAGAATTCGTTCAGCTTGTAACCGCTTACTGCCTTTCCATTTTACGAGGACTTCATTTTGTTTCATTTGAAGGATTTCGGTCCCCGTTTCAGGGGAACAGCTTTCAGTTTTTGAACGTGACGATCAGGTGTATCCTTAAGAGAGTGCATCACGTTTTTAATATCCTTCACTATTTCAGCAGCATTGTCAGATTCGCATTTCTGCGTGTTGCCATCAGGAATAGAAACTGTTTTTCTATCTTTGTTCCAGAAACCTTTAGAAATGAAATAACACTTTTGACTTGGGTTCCAAGAAACTACCCCTACATGTTCTCCGTCATCCCAGTTTCTTGAAGAAACTAGAAGTCTCAGTGGTTGCTCTTCAAATACCTGACGAACATGAAAATCTGACTTCTTTAAAGCAGCCGAAGCATACCCAAGGCAAATCTTAGCATAGTTCTTCAACACCTCATCAGCTTTAGTGCGATAATTCACTTCAACGCTGTATCTGGTATCTGCTTCGTTTAAAGGTTCTCTTTTAAGCCAATCAATGAAAGTTTCCATATCGCTAATATATAGTTGTATGATGAAAACTTTTACACAATGGCTTGAAGCAAGATTGGCAGAAGAGGATGGAGGCGGTGGCGGTGGCGGTGGTACGGACACTGGTGCCATAGCTACGCATCCTTCACCTTTGGGTTGCCAATGTAACTGTGGAACAAAAAAAAAGAAGAAAAAGACTAAGTCACGATCAAACTTTGGGTCTAGTGACAATTCCTAATAATCTCAAATAATCGTCTACACCACCCGAAAATGCCGTACTACCAAATGTTGTTGCGTCAGTTACATCTTTGTTTTGCAGGCCCCTATGAAATATAGCACCTGTAGGAGTTAAATACAAACTTTCGATACCATAACGTAAGTTGTACACTTTAAATTCATAATCTCCATTCCCGTATTTGTCCTTCTTTTGATTGTTCTCTCTTTGAGTGATCGGACGTAGGTTCTCTAAGCAGTTGATCAGCTTCAGGTCGTAAATCTTGTGCTGTATGAATGCTTCAATTGGGAAGATGTGGTCCAAGTGCCATCGCTTATCTTTAACATTATCCCAATTGGGATGATTTGTGATATGCTCCTGTAACTCCTTTGGGCCATAGCCAAGCATGTCACTGGTGCGACCAACCTTTTCTTTGTCGGTTGCCTTGAGTGAACTTTGAAGTGCTTTGTAGCATCGCTTCCGAAAAGTTCTATCGAGCTTCAGTTTTTCACGATCATCCACCCAATTATGGTGGTTTGAACCTCTTAGTTTTTCAAGGCCACATTCTTTGTGTGTTTCCACATGAACATTGATACTTCATTTTGTTCATGCAACCAGTGTATTTATCTAAAAGTTCGCACCCTCCGGCACGGAACAAATCAGCCATTTCAGCAGTTGTGTATTTCATAGCTACATCATCGTAGTAAGAATAAATATACTTTAGTCCACTGTGATGGGATTCGTATATTTTTCCCAAATTGGCTTGATATAGTTTTCGAAGATTGCCTTGAAAGCCCAGACAAGTCCGGCATCCATGGTAATGGGCAGAAAATCGCCATAACGATATAAAAGATCTTCTTGCCATTGTTTTTTCATTTCCCAACCTTGTTGCTTCATGTAATCTCCATCCAATTGCATACCACCACCCGGACCCGGTGGTTGAGCATACTTACCTCGAACATGACCAAGCATAATCATTGCATGAGCTAAAGCTCCTTCCTGCATCGCTTGTGTCACTTCTTTCCAGTCTTTGCATTTTTGAAGATAATGAACAATTACAAGCTGAGGCTTGTAAGGAGTTGGGTAAATTTTAATGTGGCGACGATCAGCGACCCATTCCCAACCGCCAATATTGCTGCTAAGTCGTGAGAACATTTGCTCATACTGTTTGTAGAGCACCCATTCACCGGCACGTCCCCAAATTGGCTGAATTGGGTCGATCATTCCACCTTGAATGCTGGAATATGCACCACCCGGATAGAAATATTCAATGGGAATTGCTCCATCAAGGTCAGATGCTTGAAACGCAAAGCTACCCTGTTCTTTGTAAAATACATTGCGAATCATGCCAATATCATCAGGCATTTTATACACAGACTGGCCGGGAATTGCTCTGAAAGTGTAATAATCATAATGATCTCGACCAGCATATTCTTCAAAAACAGCTAATGATTGATCGACTGCCAAATCTAATTGTTGTTCGTCTAATTCTACTTTAACTACAGGTGCACCAAGCATCAATAAAACATAGTCTTTAATGTCCTCACGAACTTTCTCACGATAAGTTCTACGAGTCATATTAGGACGGTCATGTGGAGCAACTGGTGAATTACAACCTCCAATGCTGCCGCATGTTGAAGCTTTAGATTTAGTGCCTCCTACTGTGCAGGTGGCATCATCAAACGATCTTTGAGAAGGTCGATTTATTACTAAGGTATTTGATCCGCAATTTGCCATGATAAATCTATATAGTTGTGATAACGAAATAAGGTAATGTACATGTCGTCTTTCAGAAATCTTTTCAACGATGAATTAAAGAAAACAACTCCTCTCTGGATGGAGATGGGGATAGGAACCACGCCCAAAGTAGAAAACAAGGGTTGGATGGCTCAATTGTCCCCTGCGGCAAGAAATCTTCTTAGTATGGCTCCCAAAACAAAAGAAGACGACAAAGATAAAAATAACAGAGGATTGAAACAAGGTAAAGACGTTGTCAATCAGGCTAAAATTGCTTATTGGCTATTTCATGATGGTCTATATGAAGCCTCTCAAGAAAGGGCTAAGTTTACAAAAAGAGTCAACGAGCAACTTCCTCCAGAACAACAAGTACATGAAGTTTATGTGTTTGCCGAACAAGCACACAAAAAATTTCCAGCACTTGCCAAACTTTGGAATGAAAGCATGAAACAAGAATGGTTTAGCAACCATGAACCTAAAATGCTGGAATCCATGGGTTTGATTATGGATCTGCAAAAAGTCAATGAGATTATTCGTGAGTTTGGCGGTGAAGAATTTTATTTTGGTGGACTTAATGGCTTCATGCCTTGGTTGGAATCTGCACAGTGGGAAGGTGCACCAAAAATGTCCTTCAAAGAGCCTTTTGACCAACAGGGACCGGATCTTTCTCAAGGTAAACTTCACATCGATGATGACAGCGGTCAGTCATTTTATGAATTCAAAGGACTTCAGGCTCCTAATGAAATAGTATATTTTCAAAACCCAATTAAAAACGCTTTAGTAAAAATGGACCGTGCTATGGAGTCCGATGAAGGCAAAGCGTTTACTGAATTCCAGAAAAGCTTAAAAACTTCTAAGATTAAAAGTAGAGATTATTCTTACGGGTCGCAATATGACGCTGATAATAAGTTTAGCGGAAAAGATGGAATGCTGCCTGTAGATGATAATGGATATGATGATAAGGTATACGAACACATTAAGAAAATGGTTGCGTATGGACTAAAGCTGCCTTACGTCTCCAAGCAAAGTATCGATTTTTTCCCTCCTGAAAACAGAGCTTTCATGAAGGGAAATAAAACGTTTTATTATCTTTCTCCCGAACAGCAAAAGGAAGCCTATGAAAATTTCATTTCAGGGGCTTCTATGAACAATAAAGTCATGGCTAGGATAAACAATCCAGTCACAGGAGCAAGATGGCATATTGCAGGAATCATTAACACCGCTGCAAAAAAACTAAAATTACCAGCTACCAAATTGACATTGTATCGACCAGAAGGAATTGATTATAGCCAATTTGCTTATGTCGAAAAGCAGGATGAAGTAGATGAAAAAGGCAGCACATTGTATCACATCACTCAAGCTCTTGGTGATGGTTGGAATTGGGATTTAACTGATGAAGAAAAATCAGAAGGACGTGAAATTCCAAGTTCTAAAAGAAGACAAGCTACAATTAGACTAGGAAGTAAACGATCAGGCAGCAAAAAATACACTTTCAAAAAGAACAATGAAACAGGTCTGTTTCATTTGGTGAAACCAACAAAAGAACCTTGTGGCCCAGAGGGCTGTGGGCTTATTGGTGTTGATTTTGGAATTAACACCAACACACAAGGAAAAATGAGAACAGTGCCCCTTCCAACCCCGGAAGCAACAGAAGATGCTTTGCAGGACATGGTAATCAATCCAGAGAATTGGGGAGAAAGAGAAGGTACAAGTGCATCAAACGTAATGGATCTTCCAGCAGTTAAATCTGCTGTCAGAAGAGGTATATCAGCAGCTAAAAGCCGAGGGGTTGCAGACCCGGATGAAGGCAATGCTTTCACCGCTGCTGTAATATGGCTTCAAAACAATCTTGGTGATGGCCATATAAAAATCGGAAATCTAAACAATACTAAATTCATTGAAAAACTACAAGAACTAGAAAATGTAGATTACAAAAAAATTGATGCATTGTTTAAATCAGGGAAAGAACCTCAATCAATTGATCCTTCTAATGAAGAAACTTATTTCCCAGAGGATATTACAAAAGCTCTTTTGAAAAATGGAAAAGAGTGGAGAATTTATCAAATGTCTTCATTCATCGCCAGAGTTGCTACAGGAGAAGAATCGCTTGATGATAAAATGGTTCAGCAAAGTGCATTGGCAGATGAAGATGGAAAAGGCATTGAGGCTGGAGATAATCAAAGAGTAGGAGCAACGGAACGTGAAGGTAAAATGGCAATGACATTTACCAGCAACCGTGCTCGTAAATTCAATGCTATTACTGGTTCAAAAACTGGTGTTACCGAAGTAGATCCCAGCACCATTTCATTCGATAAAGTCATGGACATGATCCGAAAAAGATCAGAACCGTTTATCAACATCACAAGACTTGAAAAACAAGGCTACAGTGATGATTATGCCAATGCTTTCAAAAATACAATAAGCATGCTTGATGCAAACGATCTACAAAGTGGCCCAATTCGAGCTTTGAAAAACGCTCAAAATTCAAGTAGCGAAGATGAAAAATTAGGTATTGTTGACGGAGTTCATGATTATTTTGTGGAATTAGTGAACTCTGTCATGCGTGTACCTGATCCATCTGAAGAAGTTGAAACTATGATTTTCACACTTGCTTCAGTTTTAAGACAAACCATACCAAAGCTAAAAGCCTTAGACAGCAATGGCTTGATTGCAGATAGTGGGATTGATCAAATTGCCGATGAGGTTTCTAAAAGAACCAAAACAACAAATGTGCCTCAACAAGATATACGTCAGTTGCCTCAACAAGGTGATGCTGCAATGTTCAAGGCAGCAATGCAGGATGCTATTCAGGCTCATCAATATGGATATGGAAGTATGAATGATTTTCTGGCACAAGTGTATCAAAATGACAACTGGTCAAGAATGTGGCAAAAGGTCATGCAAAGTGACCCTGAACTACAACACTATCAGCAACAATATCAGCAACAATATCAGCACCAACAACAGCAACAACCTCAGATAAGGAAAGTAGCAGAAAGTCTTATAAAGGTAACTAAATTTTCTGAATGGATGGACTCTTTAAAAGAGACTGATGCTGTTTATGACGGAACGCCTGCTAAAGATGGAGGTGGATTTAATTGGTGGGGAGCTGTTGGCTCTCCCGGTGGAGTAAGCATTTCAGGTGAAGCTGATAATGCAGAAGAAGATCCAACAGGCAAAGGAAAGAAACGTGGAAAAAGAAGAACAAGAAAAAAGAAGTAAAATGATGAGCTATATGGCCAACCCAAGGTCATTTACCATTAAAAAATGGACTTCTCAACTTCTCAAAGCATTTTACAGCGACAAACATGATCAAATCATAGATCGAGTTTCCACTTCTCTTTTAACAGATGGAGATGTTCAGGACTTTGGCAAACTTTTGGGTGCCATTTATGAAAGTGGATATCGTAAAGCAGTTAAAGAGTTACAGGGTCAAATTGAAGATCTTGGATATAAAGTCGATGTTAAAACTCAAGTAGAAGACATCAACTGAAATCAGGATTCACATCAGATGTGATAGCTGAAACTAAGTAACCTCCTGATTTTGGCTCAACTTCTGTTACTCTCCACCATCTTTTAGATTCATCTTGAGGATAAATCACAGATTCTTTAGAGACTTCACTTGTAGTCCATAGTTCGATATCAAAATCTGTTTGTTTTGATATCACCGCTGCAAATTTGACTTTATTTCCATATGTGATTCTTTCATAAGAATCGCCATAGAGTTCATCTTTGATTTGAGTTTTGATTGCAGGAGCACAATGAACCATCACTTTGTTCTTTTGAAGAAACTCCATTGTTTTTTTATCAAAATCAATTTTGTTTTCTTCTAAAGATTGAATTTCAGGTTCTGGTTCTACTTTTTTAGGTTCTTCAATTACAGGCTCTGCAACATTTTCTTCTAATCCCAGCTCTTCTGCAATGTCAACTACATCATAATCTTTCTTGAATTGTTCGATTGGGTTGTTTTCATCTTCTTTAACGTCTTCTTTCCATCCAAAATTAATGAGCTTAACATTGTCCGAATTCCATTCGGATTGTTCTTTCATCAAGGGATTTGGACCCCTAAGTTTATACACGTTTCCATCTCGATCTTTAATCGCCATGCTGATATCCCACTTTTACCTTTGCCTCACCGCTAATTTTGATTTCTGAAGATTGTTTATGAATTTCATTGTTGATTATCTTACAAACAGTCGATTGGCTGATTTCGAACAAATCAGCCAGTTTTTTCTGCGTGTAATCCCCTTTACTATAAAGACATCTGATTTCTTTGATTGTGTCTGATGTAAGATTTTTAGGGCCTCTTTTTGTCATTTGAATATTCTCCAAATAATTCAATTTCACATTAGTATATACAGGAAATTGAATATTTAAGGAGATCCTTTCTATGTCTCTCGTGTGCCCTAATGAAAAAGGTGAATATTTGCTCCTACAGTACATTGTAGGAATCACAACAGCGGACAATCCAGTTCTGCACCTTTATTCGACAGATACTACGCCAACAGATTCAACTGTTATTGGTGATTTGACAGAAGTTGCTTCAACAGGCTATGCGGCAATAACGCTAACATCCACCAACTGGACCACTACACAATCTGCTGGTGTAACCACAGCTATTTTCAGTGAGCAAACATTTACTTTTGGTACAACCACAACTGCGTATGGCTACTATGTCACAGACGAATCCGGCAACTTGCTTTGGTTGGAAAGATTCAGTGGTGCTCCATTCTCAATCCCATCTGGCGGTGGAACTATAAGTATCACTACCAAGCTTACGCTTTCTTGATTTCTGCAAAGTTTACTTAAAAATAAATTCATGATTACTATCATAATGTTGGAGGTAATCATGAATTTTAATAAACCTTATAGTAAGTGGTCTAAAGAAGATGTTCTGTGTCGTTTAAAAGGAATTGCACAAAAAGATGGACAATTCCCTGCAAGGAAGAGGCTTGATGAATTAAAAGAATTTAAGCTTATAAATGCAATAACTCATCTTGGACTAAAGTATCACGATCTTTCAATAACACTTGGGTATAAGTGCAACCGTAAACCTCGTGGGTATTGGACTGAAGAAAATGTCATCAAAAAACTTCAATTAATCGAAAAAGAACTTGGTTCATTTCCAACATCTAAATATGTCAATGATGTATATCCAGAGGTAATGAGAGCAATTTACCGAACGAGAGATTGGAGATATTACAAGTCTAAGCTTGGACATGTCGTCAAAGAGAAATGGTCAAAGTCAAAAGTTCTTGATCGTATACAGCAACGCATTGATGAACTAAAGCATGTCCCCCCTACAACAGAAATTAGAAAATTAGACCCATCGTTGATGGCAGCTATTGATCGTCTGCCAAACAACTATGGAGAACTTTTGACCGAACTTGGGCATCAACCAATTCAACGGATCAATGGGTTTTGGAAGGTGTGGGAAAATGTAGAAAAAGAAATTCTTCCAAGATGCAAAGACGGCAAAATGCCTTCTGTATCTCAATTGAAACAAGAGATAGGGTCGTCAGTGGCTTTAGCTATAGCTGATTTTGGAGGTGTAGTTGAAGTAGCTGATAGACTTGGTGTAGAAGTAAGTCCTGAGTCGTACTTAATATCAAAAGATGGCCACGCTCTTAAGTCAACATATGAAGTTGAATTTGACGATTTTTTATTTGATCAAAAAATAAAACATGAGGTTGATTGCGAAGTAACAAAAGACAGCAAAATTCGATGTGATTTCAAGGTGGCAAATTCGTTCATCGAAATATGGGGCTTCGAAGAAAGAACAAACAATAAAAGGTGCGAACGTTACGCTAAGAAGCGGATCAAAAAAGAAAAGATATACCGAAAACACAATTTGAAATTAATTTCAATTGAAGCAACAACGTTTAGAAAAAACAAAGAGTCACGTCGAAATATTTTTCAAGAAAAGCTTGATGAAGCACTTTCTTGATTTCTATGGTTTGAATTAGTATTGACCACAACATGTGGTATGTGGTACTAATATGAATCTATGAAACAGAAATTTTATGCAATCAACAAGGGCATAGAGTTTCAATGTGGGTTCGATATTGATTCTTTAAAGTTATCAACTGCTGTTCAAGAATGTAATGATGGACTTGCTGCTCTTCCTATGACCCTTTGGCATCGTATTGCTCTTAAAAACAGCACCGCTGTCGTTGGAGAATATCTTGTTGCGGCAATTGCTGCAACAACAAATGCCATAGTTAATCCAATTGAAAAAGGCTATCCCGACCTTCTTCCTAAGACTGCAATATCTGCAACAGAAAAGCAACTTCGAAATTATCCAACAGGATTAGAAATCAAAGGAACTTGTGGAACTCTGTCTAAAAAATGTTCTTTGGAAGTAGGAAAACCAAGGTTGCCTCATTTAAAAGGCTTAACATGGCAAGCTCATCATAGAGAAGTGAATCAACTATTGAGTTTTGTATGGGATTTCTGTGAAATTACAGAAAACCAAATATCACCTTGTATTACAGCTATTTTTTATTCTGCGAATTTAAATGAAAGTGACTGGGGAGTTATCTCTGGAACAACTGGCAGAAACACAAAAGTAAGTGGTATGGTGAAATCTGGGAAATCAAAAATGGCTGAAGGATTGGTTTGTGTAATAAATGATGAAGAGTGCAAAAGTCGTTATAAGAAAATATTACCTAACTTAGCATTGCCAATTGATTAAAAAAGGCGAGGTTGAAACCTCGCCTTTTCTCTTAAGCAGTTTTTTCTTTCCAAGCACCTTCACGATACTTGGCAACCATCCAGTCAATTGCTGTGGAAACCAACACGCTCATGATATAACTTTTCACTCGACCAGCAAAAGGTCTCATCCAAATAGGAATTGCTTCACGAACGATGTAGTCATAAAGAATATCGACAGCATTCATTACGGTTGCTTTTTTATCTGGTCCAAGATCAACAAGATCATCAACAAGCCAGATTAAACCATCAATACTATTGAGCAAAAATTTGGTTGCTTTGTAAAGACCAGCAGTGGTTCTCTGCCAGATTTTCCACCAAGTTCTTTCTCCACGAATGTTTGTCCATTCTTCTATAAGAGTAGCCACATAAGTGTCTACTTCTTTAACAGGCTTAACGTCACCAATTGGATCTGCTTCTGTTTTTTCCATGCCAGCGACTTGACTTAGTGCAAATGCTTCTATTGAAAGATTTTCTTTCATTGTAATACCCTCCCTTGTGAACCGTATTTAGGAATTCTCAACCTAGTATTGCTACATAAATTTATAATGGCAATAAGAAATCCTGACGGTTCAGTATACAGAACATCAAATAGTCTACAACAATTTGATCCCAACAATCCAGAACATGATTTGTTCAATATTTGGGATGAAGAGGTCATCGAAATTGGTGGATCACCTTTGTATTATTATGAAGTGTTCATCAACATGAATACAATTGATGAACTCTATGTTGAAGACAGAGGAAAGCTTTGGTCTAATTGTCCAAAGTGCATTTATGGATACTACGAACCAATTCCAGCACAGAATTATATGACAGTCTTCGGCATCGACTCACCTGATGAAATGATGTTCGAAGTGAACTACCGTCATGCACTGCGGGAAATTGGACATGCTCCTAAAATTGGTTCACGTATTTTCACGCCACATAAAAGAGAGAATTGGGTAGTCATTCAAAGAAATCTTGAAGTTTACAAAATGTGGGGAGAACTTCGCATTCAACTAATGTGCCAGAGATTTCAGGAATCTCTTACAACTGGCGAAGGCAAAGTTACTCAACCATCTCCAAACTTTAAAATCAATGATATAAAAGATCTTGGTGGCGGGAAATGTTAACCATCATCAAAACCCTTCTTCTTTCCAGTTAAAATCAACTTTTACATTAGATAACGGAGGAAGAGGAGGTAGTTCTGGCACTGGCACAAAAGCTCTGACATTTTCAGAAACTTGATTTCTAATATCTTGAACCAAATTTCCTTCTATTGGCCAATCGTCATTTGGCATATTTGGAAGTTCATCTATTACTTCCATGTGTATTTCGCCATCTTCATCCAAAGATATTTTGTAAGTGACTGGTTCAGTATTGGTAATTCTTCCATCTTCATTTACTGACATGGAAACGCTTTGAACAATTGTTCGTGTAGAAGAACTTGGTTCTTGTGTGCGAGCAATATCTTCTTCAGAAAAGAATCTATTATCATTAGCACTTGGTCCCCAAATAACTTTAAGTTGATCAAACCAACTCATTAGCTTCTTCTTTCTCGATAACAAATTTCGGTGGATTCACTTTAGTGAATAGTTTTTTAGGAATTTTCGCTTTAGGTAATTTAGAACCTACGACAACCTTCTTGGGAAGAGGGATTTTGCTGCTGATTATTCTATAAGGCTTCATAATCTAATGTAGAAACAAAAAGACAAACCTAAATATATCAAAGGTAAGAAAATGACTCAACCCGATTTAAATCCATGCAATGATCCGGGGCCTATTAAAGATCTCAACATAGACCCAATTTCGCCACTTTGCTCACCAAACGACCCTTCAAAACCAAAATCTCAAAAAGATGTTGAAGGAAAAGGGCTTGACTGGCTGGTGGATGAAATGTCCAACAGGAAAAAGGGCATTGGTCAAAGTGGGCTATGTGACCCAATGCAAAAAGGTCACATCATTAATGAACAGGGCATGAGCCCACCCGACAGGAATACACTATACCGATATGGTCGATCTCTCAGAGGTACAGATGAAGCTGTCATGGATATGTTTCGTGACATTGTGGTTCTTGATGAACAAGGCAAAGCTCATAATGTGCCAATTATCTGGGGAACTCAGGAAAAAGCGGTTGCTGCTGTAATTCAGGAAAATGTTCGTAAAGATGAAAGTGTTGTTGTTGATAGGATTAAACTACCAATCTTAGCGATCCATACTTCTGGTTACAGCATGAATCAGGATCGTTACATTTATCATAAGGCAACAGATTATTTAAAGAGTCTTAATAGAGACTGGAAGCCGGGATTCGCCATCAAGGAAAGATATGAGCGTGATACGGTCTTTGGAGTCACAAGGGGCATTCCTATGGATGTGGAATACACTCTTTATGCTTGGACTCTTTATGAAGAGGATGTCAGGCAAATCCTCACACAAATTATTACAAAATTCAGCCCCATGGCATACATAAGGGTTAGAGGTGTTTCTTGGGAAATTGGGGTCAAACTTGATTCCATTTCTAATAACGTTGAGGCGGAACCCGGTGATCAAGCGGTAAGAGTCATCAAATACCAATTCAACTTGACAGCAGAGACATTTGTTACACAACCGATACAACGAAAGAAAGCTGTATTGAAAACAAAAGTAGACATTGTCGATTCTGTTGATGACGAGGCGGTTACAGAGGTGATCGCAAGATTAGAACAAGCAGTGAAGGAACTGAAAGAATGATTGAAGTAACCAACAAGGGCCGAAGCCCTGTGCAATTGATAGTAAGATCAAAACTAGCAACCAAGTCATTCACTACCTTGATCGTTCCCGGAATCGGGGCTGGGAAGAACATTGTAGAGATAGAAGATGAAATGACCACAGACTATATCGGTCGTGTGGAGAAAATGGGTTTGATCACCACTAGATACTTGCCAAACACGACTCATCGTAAGGGATCAAAGGGAGATTAACCAATGGCTATACTTAGAGGATTTCCTCCATCGAACACAATTTCGCCTAGCGTTCGAATCACCGAAAAAGATTTGTCCTTTATTGCACCAGAACAATCCTTCCATCGTGCAGGTATTGTTGGGTTTGCATCCAAGGGACCAATCAACGTGCCAACCCAGATTTCCACGCACAGACAACTCAACACGGTATTTGGCTACCCGCATCCTGAAAGCGGTGACCCGTACCTCATTTACGCTGCTGAGCAATACCTGCTTGTTGCAAATGAACTGTGGGTTGTTCGTGTTGGAGACGAGGAAAACGTTAGTGACGAACAAGCTCGAAAAGCAGAAGTAGAACTTCCTGCTGCTGGTGGCCAGATTCTTATTGAATCTGATACTGCTGGGCCATACACATTTGCGGAAGACTCTTTCTTCCGCTGGAGACTCAATGGAGTCTTGCAAGAAAAGGTTTTGGTTGTGCTTGCTGGAACATACACAACAGCACAAACAGTCGAAGACCTCAACCTTCAGCTTGAATCAGATATTGACGGCATTGAATTCTATGTCGCAACAGATGACAAAATCGCTGTACGAACCACATTCTCGTTTGGCCCAGATGCTGAACTGGAACTCGTTTCTGTTCAGGACGCCATCTATGGTGGTGCTGTTGTTGATGGAAACGTAACTGGTTTGGGAACAGGCATGACACAAGCCAGCATTACTGGCTCTAAATCACAATATCCAGCAAGTTATCAAACTGCTGGTGAATATGACTTCGCTGGTCTTACTGACCAGAACATTCAAATCGTCATTGACGGCACAGACAATGTGTTGATCGACAATGTTATTCAGGTCATCGACCTTGAAGACCTTGAAGGTGGCGAATACACGATTGCTGAAGTCGTTTCAGAAATCAATAGTCAGAAGACAGTAAACGGTGGCTCTTTGCCGGGTGGCTGGACTGCTTCTGCAACAGGAGACAACCTCACATTTACAACCGATCACCATGGACGAGATGCAAGATTGCTTATCAAGTCTGACAGTACTGCTGATGGTGTTTTCGGATTTGAAAATGTGACCGTCACAGGAACAAGCCCGCTGGGAACTTCTGGTGACGCTGCTGTTCATACTTATGGACGAGCCAACGGTGATGCAGGAGACGGAGAACTTACTCTGACAATTACTGCTGACACTGCTGGTATCGATGGTAACGACACACAAGTTGTTGTCACCAACAACATTCGTGAAGGTAACTTTGAAATCGATGTTTATAACAACGGTGTTCAAGTTGAAGCATGGGGACAGTTAACCAAAGATGAAACAAGTCGTTTCTATGTTGAAACGTTCTTGGCTTTGGTTTCTGACTGGATTCGTGGCGTCGATGTCACATCTAACCCTGCTCCTCCACTGGATGGAACTTACCGATTAGCAGGTGGTTCAGACGGTATCCCATCAGACCCTGATGAACAAGATGCATTAATCTTGGGTAATCAGCTTGGATTTACTGGACTGTACGCTTTGTCAGAACCAGAACAGATCGACATCGACCTGATCTGTGTTCCGGGGCACACCTCAACATCAGTTGTTACAGCCTTGTTAGACTTCGCACAAAACCTGCGAGCTGATTGTTTAGCTGTTATCGATCCACCATTTGGTTTGACAGTTAACGAAATTATTGCATGGCAAAACGGTGTTCACCCGCTCAACACTACTCGCTTTGACAGCGACTTTGGTGCTCTCTACTGGCCTTGGGTCAAGATCAGAGACAACTTCAACCGTGTTGATATTTGGGCTCCACCATCTGGTTCTATCTTGGCGGTTATCGCTCGATCTGATCAGTTGGCAGCACCGTGGTTCGCACCTGCTGGTCTTAACCGAGGAACAGTTCCGGGTATTTCGGACGTATTCTCTCGACCAACCCTGCAAGAGCGAGACCTGATGTACGGATACAGAAATGCCATTAACCCAATTGTTCAGTTTGTGGACTTTGAAGGGTTTGTGGTTTGGGGTCAGAAGACCCTGCAAAGGCGTCCTACGGCTCTCGACAGAGTCAATGTAAGGCGGCTCTTGTTCTATCTTGAGAAGAGAATTAGAGCAGCTTCTCGTGCTCTGCTCTTTGATCCACACGATGAAGAACTAAGGGCTCAGTTTGTTCGATTGGCAACAGCTATTCTTACAGAGGTCCAAGTTGGTCGTGGTCTGACAGACTTCAGAGTCAAATGTGACGATGAGTTGAACCCACCAGACGTTATCGACCGAAATGAAATGCGAGCTAGAATTGGCGTCCAGCCAACACGTGCGGTTGAGTTTATCTTCATTGAATTCTCGATTCACAGAACTGGAAGCTTTGCAGAGAACGCTGACACGTTCTAAGAAAAATTCCACAGGACTCCCCATTCCGGGGAGTCCTTTTTATCCACAGAAATAAGAGGTTTTCATGGCTGATATGGGAATAGGCAGGCTAGGTGCCCCCACAACCATCATGAAAAGAAAGTTCCGATGGAAATTCCAAATACAAACACCACTTGGGTTCGTTCCTGAATGGTGGTGTAAAATTGGATCACGTCCACAATTGGACATAGATGAAACAGAAGTCAACTTCCTTAACCAAGCAACTTGGTTCCCCGGAAAGGCTAGATGGCAACCCCTTTCGATCACTTACATAGACAACAATGAATCGGGCGATGCGGGTCTACAAGGTTTGTGGAACCTCATTGCTTCTGTTTACAACTTTCAAACAAACGAATTAGGTCAGACAGAAAAATTAGGATGGAATAGCACTGGCATTCTAACAATGTACGATGGATGCGGTGGGCTCATGGAAACATGGCAATTAGGATCTTTATGGCCTCAGTCAATTAACTGGGGTGATTTAGATTACGCAGTGTCTGAAGAAGCAACAATAGACGTGACTTTTAGATATTCTGAGGTCCGACACTTCTCTTCTTGCGGACCAACACCATTTGGAATATGTCAAGGGTGTTAATACATCATAAATAGTTCTAATAGAACAACCATACAGGAGTAAAAATGGCTAACAAACCTATGGGAATCGGCATTATCGGCCAGCCGGATATCGTCTTTAAAAGACAATTCCGTTGGACTTTTGAAATCCAAGGTTTTTGTAACAACGAAAAAAACGTAGTTCCAGAACACTTTGTGATGACGACAGGCCGTCCAAACCTCAGTATTGAGGAAACACAAATCGACCACTTGAACGCCAGAACATGGATTCCGGGTAAAGCTCAGTGGGAAACTATCACAGTAACATATATCGATGTGGCACATGACCAAATGCGAATGCTTTGGAACTGGCTTGCAACAACCCATGATTTCACTGATCCAGTAAATCTTACCATGGGTAATAAGCGAGACTGGCATGCAGTCGGTGTTCTGAACATGTACGATGGTTGCGGTGTTCTTCTGGAAACTTGGGAAATGAGAAACATGTGGCCAACCGCCGTAAACTTCGGCGAGCTTGACTACTCAAGTTCTGAATACGCAACAATTGAATTAACGCTTCGTTACTCAGATGTGGCTTACAGATCACTGTGTCCAGAATTCACTCCAGAAGCTTGCTGCTCTGGTTGTGGTACTGGTACGACTGTTACCCAGCCAAGTGTCGATTTTGTTTAAAAATTGATACAGGTATAGATAAGGAGATAAAATGGCTATACCTATGGGTATTGGCAATTTGGGTTTCGAAAACAATGTGTTCAAACGGAAATTCCGTTACACCGTTGAGTTGCAAAATATTTGTGGCGGTCAACAGGTTCCAAAACATTATGTGAAAATGGCTGACCGCCCAAATATTTCAATTGAACCAACTGAGATCAATTTCCTCAACGCTAAAAGCTGGATTCCGGGCAAAGCATCATGGGAAACCATTACTTTGACTTACTATGATGTTGCCAACACATATGAATTGAAACCACTATATGACTGGTTAGCATCAGTCTACAATTTTGCTGATCCTCGTGGTATTTTTGGAGGTTTACAACAAGGCTCTCAAAAGAATGATTATGCAGCAACTGCTATCATATCTCTTTGGGATGGTTGTGGAGAAGAATTAGAAAGATGGACAATTAGAGATGCTTGGCCAGAAGCAGTGAATTTTGATTCCCTCGATTACAGTGATTCCGAAGCAGTCACTATCGAATTGACACTGCGTTACTCCGATGTATTTTACCAACACATGTGTCCAAATTACATTCCTCAAAACTGCTGTTCGCCTTGTGGTGGCATAGGAGGGGGTTTGACTTTAATAAACGTTGAAAGAACTCCGCTTCGTTAAACGATCATTGTCGTTGGTTACTATATTGAGGGGTAGCTTATGCTGCCCCTTTTTTATCTATGGAGGCTCAAATGGGTCGTAGAATGAGCATTGACTTTGGCGATAAGTTGTGCAAAAGAAAACATCGTTGGCTATTTCAGCTTACCAGCAATAATGGCGAAGTAATTGGAGATGGATCGCTTAACACATTACCTCCACTTAAAACATCCCGACCAACTTTAGTTTTCAAAGAAATGTCAGCACAACATCTTAACGAAGAGGTGTTTTACCCGGCAAAGCCTGACTGGAAGCCAATTCAAATCACATTATACGACATTAAAACAAATGGAAACCACCCTGTATTCGAATGGCTGAAAAGCCTTTATGATCCAGAAGATCAAGCAAAGTGGTCAGCTCCTGTTGACAGTGGTTTCATTAGACCAAATGCAACTTTGACTTTATTTGATGGTTGCGGTGAAGTTGTGGAAAGATGGGTCTACCAAAGTGTCTGGCCTCAGACAGTGGATTTTCAACAACTAGACATGGGCTTAAGCGAATATGTTACATGTGATTTGATTTTAAGATACGTCAGAGCTTACATTGAGGAATTTTGATCTTCTTGCTCTTCGTCATATTCTTCTTTTAAACACTCTTTCATTCCACGCAGGGCGTCTTCAAGTTGCTTGTTTTTCCAACCCATTTCACGACATGTACTGCTTTTATTGAGACGACCTTTTTTGGTGTATACAATATTTTCACCGCCTAACAAACACTCCACTAAATCGCCATATCCATTGTCGATTAATTTTTGAATCATCTCACCTGTTTCAAGGTTAATTGTTGGATCTACATTAGCATTCATAAATTTTACCCCACTTTAATTGTATCGCTCTTTTCCATTTCTAAGAAAAACTGATTCGAGTTTGTCTTGCAAGAATGTATGATACTTCTTTTTCAATTCATGATAATTTCGTGCGCTGCGATAAAGTTGTCGATAATGATTCAAAATACATGTTGTCATATAATTGAATGCTTTAGCTTTTTGTCCATTCTTGCCTGTGTAATTGGGGTTGAATCTATCTACTTTTTCAAAGCAGATAACTACGCCTTCCTGAATAGCATCATCAATATCAATGCCACTAAATTTTGCATAGTTAGCGATGTTTTCAGACAAGATATAAAAAGCAGTAGCTAACTGGTCCTGACACTCTTTGAAATTTTCACATGTTTCTTCATATGAATCAATTTTGTCTTGCAGTAGCTTCTTCTTTTGGTTATCTTTGTATTTCAACTTGCGTCTTTGGTGTGTCTCTTGTAGATCCTGAAGTATTAATTCGTATTTTTGTTTTTCACGTTTGTGTATTTGAAAGGACTGAATCACAGATTCAAATGTCTTATTGTTTAGATACTCGTTAGCCAAAAGTCCTCCTGTGTACCAAAGGGGGGATTATATATCTGTTTGTGGCTAACAAATTCTCACAAGAAAAAACAAGAAATCCATTCTATTAAAATAATCATAGTATGCATCTTATCAGTTTGTTCTCAGAAATACAAGCCAATCCTAAGAATATTAGGGCTTACAGGCGTCTCATAGATCATTATCGTAAACAAAATATGATAAATGAAGAGCAAGCTTTTATTAGCCTGCTGGAGGAAAAGTTTGACACTACTTACGATTCAAATCCTGACGAAGAACAACGAACAAACAATTGAAAAAACACTTCGTTCAATTCAACCTTTAGATTGTCCCATTGTAGCCATAGACATGGGCAGCAAAGATAACACTATAGAAATATGTCAAAATTATGGAGTGGAAGTTGTTTGGGACAAATCTACTACAAATAGAAGCGATCTTCGTAACAAAATAACACAACAATGTGACACAGAATGGCAAATGTATATTGAACCATGGGAAACATTAAACCAAGGTCATATGCTTGTTTTAAATGGCCTAAAAAGCAATTTTCATTACCTGACAATTATACGCAACACTATATTCAGCAAAGAGATACGAATTTGGAAACCTGCAAGTGGTAAAAAATTCATAAACCCTGTTTTTGAACGAATTGATTCCGATCAAGCCGATAATCTATCAGGAATCATTTATTCAGGAGGCAATTTAAACTTTGAAGATGCCAGAAAAGAATTAAATCGCTGGAAAAACGAAAAACCAATGGATGCTGCTCCGTTTTACTATGAAGCATCTCTTTTAATGGCCGAAGGAAAATATGAAGAATTTATGAAATCATCTTCGCATTATATGTTCATTGAAAACAAAGTCTCTATGTCTTCTGTAATGAATCGATACTATTATGCATTCGTTTCTTTGTACCACTTCAAACAAGTAAAACCCACTTTGCAGAACTTAGCTCTTTGCCTTGAAGCCAAACCATTAATGGCAGAATTTTGGTGTTTGACAGCAGATGTCCATTACCATCTTTTGAACGATTTTGACAAAGCAAAAAAACTTTATGAAAATGCAATTTTTTTAGGCCGGAGACGACTGAAAAGTGATGAATGGCCGATGGATGTCACAAAATATGGATCATATCCAGAGAAAATGATTGCCAGTTGTGATGAACTTTTGAAATCAACACAAGTTTATTCTAAAAGAAATTAAAACCCCAAATCATTTATCACAACAGTAACTTGATCTTCAAACCTTGCAATGTCGAGTTGTTTGCGACCGGGAGGGAGAGCACGAAGTTTACTGGCCAATTCATGAATCGTGCAATTGATTACCGACCACTCGTTCTTTGTCACTGTTTCTTCTTCAGCTTCACTTGTGTCTTTTGTTGGGAAATAATCTGCAAGTTGTTTTGAAGCTGTTTTCATTACCTTTTTGTAGATTGGATGATTGCAGGCACATCCCGGATTTTGGAGAAACTTAGTGACATCCTTTGTCAGCTCTTCGGGGAGAGTTGACCGAAAACGGTCATCGAGAAGTGCTTGCTTCACATCCAGTAATTTGATTTTCTGTTTGCTCATGTTTCATCCAATTCTTCTGGTTCTTCGATCTTTCTCTGAGCTTCTTTTTGACGTTCTTCCTCTTCTTCAATCCTTTTTCTTTGCTCTTTTTCTGCTTTCACAAAGACATCAGGAAGTCTTTTTAAAACAACGCCTCTGCCACATTTTGGACATTTAACTGAAGGGGGTTGTTCTGTTGCTTTCTTGGTTTTAGTCTTTTTGGTCAATGGATCAATGTAAGGAGAACCACCGGGAACTTTAGGTCTTCTGATTTCCACCAGTCCTTCTGTTGATTCAACAATTTTTTTGTAAGCACATGGCTCGCAAAAAATCATATACCTTTTATTCGCTGTCATCCCCAACATCACCTATTACAAATTCTGTTTTTGAAACAATGTAATCGTTTATAATCATATAAGCTGGCGAAACGAAACTTCCAGCAAAACCTGAAGCAAGAATCCAAAATGGGTTTTGTGAAATAATAATTGCTCCGCAGATCATGCCACACCAAAAACCACAACATTGATGACATGTAACAAGTTTGTTAAAAGTGTCACCAAGCAATTCAGTGCCCTTGTTTCTAAACAAAACAACAAGAGGCATGTCGCTTTCAACGACAATATTTGTCAATCCAATTGTGCTCAATAAAAAGAAAATTATATCAGCCATTATTTGCCTCTTCATTTAAAACAACATTCATCCCTGATGAATGACATGGTTTATCCCAATGTGTAACTTCTATGCGAGAGGATTCATTAGAGGTAGGAACAAACATTACGATGTAATTTTCTTCCTTTTCAATTCGTTGAATCATCTCTTTGTTGAACTCTTTCGCTGTTTTCATCGTTTGAATTCTTTCTTCCTGAGAATCCTCAGACAAAAAGTTAATGTAAAAAGTCAATATTCCACGCATTTGCTCAGCCATTATTTCTCCTATCAATTTTATCGCCAGAAGGATATATAGAGATATTCAGCATCCCTCCATGTACTGAAGTATTGAAACTCAATTTCACACAATGCTTCACATATCTTAGTTTCTGACAAGGGTATTTTGTAGTTTTCAACTGATCGATAGTTGAGTTTTTCTACTACCAATTGCTCGCCAAAATGCTTTTCTAATATCTGAACGTGTTCATCATTCAATTGATCCAAGAAGTCTAAAATGGCTTGTTTTGCCATTTGTCGAAGCATTGGCACTCTAAACCCCAATCTCCATTGCTCAAAATAACTGAACATGTAGGGAGGCAATAGTTTCTGAACTTCAGTATCTTGAAAAACAAGTTCTTCTGCGGTGGAGAAATTTAATCTTTTCATACTCTAATATTTCGCACCCTCGGTAGCGAAAAGCCTAATCAACTTAGAATAGTAACAAGGAGCCAATATGGCCGATGATGTTTACAGACAAACACGAAAGAAAGTAGATCCAGATCCACAAGCTGAATCCGAAACAGTTTCACAGCCAAGTATTGATCAATTGCCTGATGATCACCCTCTAAAGGCTGTTCAATCCGTTCATCAAGCTGCTGCCCAAGAAGTTGGACAAGAAGCCCCTGCTCCTATGCGGCCTATGGCGACCCCAGATGGTGGTTTACAAATTTCAGGCAATGTGCCCCCACAATTGCGTGCACAAATGCAAGGTGGTTCACAAGGACCACCAAAAATGAACAATCCCAGATCAACTTCAACACCACAGCCCACTCCTGATAGTCAATTAAGACTTCAGGGAAGCAGCGAATTAGAAAATTTGTTGGGAAGGCTGGCCGAAGAACATTCAAATTGGGAACCTTTGGAACTTCCTTCTAAAGGTCGATTTTACGAAAACATCCCTCCTGTTCTTCATATTCGACCTATGACAGGTGAAGAAGAGCAAATCCTTGCCACCCCAAGATGGGTCAAAAAAGGCAAGGCGATTGATATGATTTTCGAGAAATGCATTAGAGAAAAAATACCAACAGAAGAGTTACTTTCAGTAGATCGTAACTATCTTTTGATTTTCCTTCGAGGTATATCTTATACTCCTGAATACGATGTAGAAGTGAAATGTCCTGAATGTGCTACCAACTTTGCCACAATCATTAACCTTGACGGAATTGAAGTTGAGGAATGTCCTGACGACTTTGATTCATCTAAACTTGTAGGAACATTGCCAATTACAGGATTTGGTTATCGTTACAAATTAGCAACTGGTGGCGACGAACAGGCAATTACAGATTATCGTGAACGACGAGTTCAAATGTTTGGCGATCAAACAGAAGATGATACGTTGTTGTTTAGAACAGCTTCTTTGTTGGAATGGGTTGAAGGCGTCACAGATCGACGTGAGATTCAAGTTCTTTTGAAGCGTCTTCCAATTGGTGACGTTGCTCATCTTCGAAATGCAGTTAATGATCCTCCTTTTGGCGTAGACACTAAAATTCCCATGGTTTGTCCGGCATGTGCAGAAGAATTCAATATTGAATTGCCACTAGAAGCAAGTTTTTTCTTCCCACGGAAGAAGAAGGAAAACCCAACCCATCAGTAGAGCTTTGGCAAACGCTGATGGAGGAATTGTTCTTCTTCCAGTATCATATGCATATGAGCAAAAAAGATTGCATGACCTTACCTGTGCATGAGCGCAAGTGGTTAATTCAAAGATTTATAGACCAGAAGAAAAAGGAAAATGAAGCCATAGATAAAGCACGTAAGAAAATTAAATAGCGGGGTCGCTAATGCGGAATTATTGGCTTAATCAGCACAAGGAAAGGAAAAAGAAAAAAACACTTTTGAAAGACTTGGATAAATCTGCCAGAGGCATTATCTTAAAACATTTAAAGCATAAAACGCCTAAAAAAAGTGGCAAAAAACTTTGGCTACCGGGAGACTAAGGATGGCAACTAAAGAAAGATATCAAAACCCTGTTGTGAACGACACAATTAATTTAAGAATGTTTACTTACAACAGTGCTAATTTGGCAGATGTGTCAGGTATCGAAAAGGTAGACATTTATTACCTTGATCCACAAGAAGTTACAGAAACAAATGCAGATGGGCGAAGATTAGTAGAAAGCATAGATGGTTCTGGTGTCACTGTCGAAGACACTGGAACACATCTTGTCACAATATCTGCTGAAACAACCAAATATGTCATAGGTCAATATCTTGACATTTGGTCAATTACAATGGAATCCGATGAACCGGATCAAACCATTGAAAACTGTTTCACAATTTACCCAGACCTATGGTACACAACTCCTACTCCTGTTGTGTATGATTTTAATTTTCACTTTCAGCCAAACAAGCTCAGAAAAGGCTCTAAACAATACTTGATTGCGGAAATCATACCAAATGTTCCGAGAGGATCTGATTTGGAACGATACTATCACAATTTAGCTATTGTAAGTGATCTTAAAGTCACAATTGAACAAGAGTGTGGAGATTGCTTGCCTGAAGAACGAGATCTTAGAATCGTAGTTGATGAAGAAAGTGTTGGTTATCGTGAAATGCGATACGGATACTATCAGCTTGATACTACTGATTTAAATTGTGGGATTTACAATGTTACATTCAAGCTGGAATTTGGTGATAATATTTTTATTTCAGACCGAATGCCATTGCAAATTTATGATTGATATTTAGAAAACATTACTCTTACAAGTCATTGGAGAAATAATGGAAACAGTATCAATAGATCAGACAAACGTCCCTCAGCCTACAAAGCTCCCGGATTGGAATAATTTTTGGTTGATTCCAGCCAGCAGTCCACATCTCAGAGAATTTGTACTTTCGGCAGAATGGAGTTACAGAGATAAGACTCTGTCTTTTGAACTCAAAGAAACACCAGCATTTTCTGCCTTTGATTGGTTCAGTAAACTTCCAAATGATACAGATAATGAAGAAATAATTGCTGTTTGTTTCTTTGATGATGACAATTTGGAAATTGCCAGATTGGAATTCAAAGGATTAGCTTTGTCTGGTCACAGGTGTGAATTAAACGATGGTGAAGAAGATGAAGATGAAGACAATGATTTGATTCATGAGCTGATTTTGAGATTTCAATCAGTAAAACGTGTTCGTGGGAATCAACAATCCCTAGAAAATGTTCACAAAAAATTTCAGGAAGTAGCTGATGAAGAATGGAACGGTGAACAAAAAGAACTGGTGACAAGCACAATTCTTGATCACTGAAAAAAAAAAAGACTTGACAGAAAATTTCAGGTCCGATATAGATACGTTTGCTTGGTGAGGCGTGCCGTGTGGCAAAAGTCACGTAGTGCAGCAATCGGCTGCGAATTTGCAACAATAGGTTGCGTAGACAATTTAGGAGGTAGACTATGTCTATCCAAGATATGTACGATTCCGTACAGACGTTGCTCGAAGAGCACAATGAGGCCATCGCCCCCGGTAAAACAAATGAACCGGGACAAGTTGATCCGCAAAAGATGATCAACTGCTTAAAAGCTGCTGGTGGCACTACCACTGATCGCCTGAAAGCCTTCAAATATGAAGACATTTTGCAGTGTCTTCCTGCTGTGGAAGGTATTGAAACAGGCCGTCTTGTTAAACCAATTGCTCTTGCTAAAGACATTGCCAAAGTTTTCCGTGGAAACACCACAGAGGCTTCCGACGAACCAAGGCGACCAGTTTCCAGCAAAAAAGCGTCTCGCATGACGCCAAAAGAGCTTTTGGAAAGTTTTGATCCCGATGAACCAAAGTCACCCATTGGGAAACGCCTCGCTGAAATTTCACGAGGTGAACCATGTCTGATTTACAAAGATGAAACAAGCCGAATCCTTGACATTGATACGTCATTGGCTCACCTCAAAGAGGCGAAACAGGGACTTCCGGGTGTTGAATCCTTTAAAGTCGGGGATGAAATCAAAAAGGTTTATCGAGTTGGTGAATTGCCTCAAAACTTCACTGATGAAAACCCAATTTATCCCGGTCGTCCACTTCGCTTAGGTGGAACATGCGACCAAACGAACCGTTCATGGGAAGGTGTTGGTCTTAGCATTCGTCAAATGGTACGTCTTGTTACTGAGTTTGAAAACATTGAACTCGATATTGACAAATCTAACGATTTGATCGACAAAGCTGTTGGTCCAGATGCCTTCAAGCAACTTCGAGATCGTTACCGTAAAGCAGCTCTGAGATTTGATGAGCTGAAACAAACGGGAGATCTTCCAAAGCTAAAAATTGCTCTTGGGCAATTGGAAGGAGCTTCTCCAAAAGGAGGTCGCCCTTTTGATGGAGGCCGAAGAGTAGACATGTTTGCTGCCAGTTCCCCTGTTTTCCACGAAGGGGTATGGTCTGCATCTGAAAGCTATCTTCGTGCCAATCGAGCCGGTAAGTAATCAACGCAAATAAGAGCACCGATCCGGTTCGTTGCCGGATCGGTTTTACAAAGTTTATGTGATACTCATGTAAACTCACTACAAATACAACCCCATGAAGGGAAAAAATATCAATGAGTAAAAAACCAAGAACCCATGTTTTGTTTGTCGTTGACCGGTCGTCATCTATGAGCACAACCAAAAAACAAGCTGTTGATGGCTTTAATGAACAAGTTGATCAACTGAGAGAGGATTCAAAAGATCAGGACATTCGTGTTTCTCTGGTCACATTCAATGGCAATGTCTATGAGCATTTCTGGGATCAACCAGTCGATACTCTGGAGAATGCTAAACACAAAGATTTCAAACCCAGTGGTTCCACATCATTTTATGATGCCTTGGGTTATGGAATTCAAAAACTTCAGGAAACAACAGACACTCAAGATGAGAACAATGCTTATCTTGTAATCTCAATTTCTGATGGTGGAGAAAACTCTTCAAAGTTCTACGTCAATGGAAGTTTGAAAGAAATGGTAGAAGGCTGTCAGCTTAGCAAAAGATGGACATTCACATATATGGGATGTTCTGAAGCTGTACTGGCAGAAGTTGCTCAAGCTACTTCTATTCCTGTTTCCAATATGGCTGTTTGGGCAAATCAAACAGCCGATGCTGCAACTCGTGGAATGTCTGGTACACGTAAGAGAATGAAGTCTTACATGACCAATCGAACCAAAGGCACTGTGTCTGCTGAATGTTTCTATTCAGCAGATGTTGGTACAGCTATGAACTTTTCAGACGTTGACGAATCTTCTGTTTCTATTAACACATTTGGTAATACATCAGGAACATTTGCTGATACATCAAATTCAGTTGTTGAATCTACAGATACAGATACAGATTCGGTAAAAGATTACAATTTCGATAAGTTGCGTGAATCTCAACTTCCTGAATACACTTGTCGAAAAGCAGAAGAAAGGGGGACTATCTTTGGGTGTTCCAGCATGGTTGAATTCAAAGGAAAAGAAGGAGAAGAAACCTCTGATTTTGAATATCCCAATGCACAAATGTGGAATTCAATGAGGCGAGGTGGTCCTGATGTTTATCGAAAGATGACCTCTAAATTGTCTTAATCGATATCAAACGAATAAAAGCCCGGTTGTCACAACCGGGCTTTTTTATTGAACCTCTGCAAAAAATTTGTGTCCTTGAGTAACTTATACTCTCAAGAGAATTATCATGAAACATTACCCAAGCATCAATAGTGCCTCAAAGGCACCCAGAGAGCCCTGTATAGGGTTTGTGAAATACGATGGAACCAACTTCAGAGCGGAATGGTCTCGGAAGCGTGGTTGGTATAAATTTGGCGTAAGAAATCGCCTCATCGACGAAAATGAAGACATCTACGGCCCATCAATCCCATTGTTTTTGAACAAATACAGCGACGAACTGGTCAAGGTTTTCAAAGCACACAAGAAGATCAAAACCTGTCAGAGCGTCATCGTGTATGGTGAATTTTTCGGAACAAAAAGTTTCGCAGGTTCTCATATGCCCTGCGAAGACTGGGATGTGGTTTTATTTGATGTGAATCCACATAAGCAAGGGTTCATATCTCCACGGGAATTCGTTGATGAATTTGGCCATCTCAATGTCGCCGAGGTAATTTACCAAGGTGATCTCACTGATCAATTTATTGAAAACGTCCGAAACTCTGATCTTGACTTTGAATCAAAGTATAAGGTAAAAACAGAGGTTCCTGAAGGCGTGATTGTCAAAGGCGGATCAGGTCACCGGCTCTGGATGGCGAAAGTCAAATCCCTTGCCTACAAAGAAGCTCTCAAGAAAAGATATGAGGCTGATTGGATAAAATTCTGGGAATAAGCAAGATGCTTGATGAAAAAGCTTACGAACTGATTCGCTCTTGGAGAAGGGGTGAAATAAATGGAAATCAGTTTGATTATCGATTACAACTACTAGGTGTGACAGAAGCTTATTGCAGATCTGTCACAAAAGAAAAAGATGCTGAATGTATTCGAGCAGTTGTCAAAGAAGCCGCTGTTTTGGCTTTTGGGACAATGTTGTTTGTCAGCTTTATTTTCAAAAGCGGAGATTTAAGACTCGTTGAAAAACGGGAGAATCAAAGATACATTATGAACATCATTCGAATCTGAACTTGTAACAGTCAATAAAACTTCTCTTACTTGCGGATCGAGCCCCACTACACTCCACTTATCATCTGCAAGACTTTCCAACCATACTCTTGTTTTCCCTCCCTCCGGGAAGGATTTAATAACAGCGTTTTTTGATAAAGAACGGCTGAATCTTTTATAAGGTGAAATTGCCATGCTTTATATAGCAATCAAAAACCCTCTTTCTTCCAAGGGACATTGATCTTTCTGCGGCGTTTTAATTCGTTGTCGATAGCTTTAATTTCTGGCTTTAATTGTCCTAGCGTATTATGACGAATAAGCACTTTCAACGTTTGTAAAAGCTCTTTTGTGGAATATAAATGAAGCCCTTCCACTAAAACCCCTCTTTTTGCCAAACAATTATATTTTCTCTTCGCTTCAATTCGATACGAATTTCCTGTACATGCTTTGCTAAAATACCAGACATATCTTCGCACATCAAATAAGCCTTGAGCCTACGTTGCAATTCTTCTGTTGGCTCAAACAACAAAAGAGATCGCATCAAAAACCTTCTTCTTTCCAAGAAAGCTTTTTCTTAGGTTTTTGAAAACAATTTTTAATTCTGTTATGTCGCAACATAAGTTCGGCAGATATAGCCGCTGCTTTATCTTCAGGAAGATTAGTATAATCTTTCCATTGCAACGACCTAATCAGGTCACCGATTGGCACATGAGAAAGGTTCATTTTTGAACAAGCCATCCAAGAGGATTATCTAAATGACGGCCCGGAGCATTTGCTGGAAGCTTAGCCATTCCTTTAATGACTTTTTGCCATGGCATGAATATTTTTCGACTGGTGCTTTTCATACGAAATTCAATTCCGTCTTTTTTCATGGTTACAATCACGTCGCCAGAATTTCCAAATTCATCTTCTAGCTCCACTTCCCTTGAGACAGGCTTTACTAGCTTAGTCGCCATTCTGCACCTTTTCCTTCAATTAGAAACTCTCGAACTTTATCCCACCCCATGAAACCACCAAGGTTTCTGTCGTCAATGTGCCATGTTGCATGAGGCTTACGTGTATCGCAATTATAACATGATCGAAAATCAAAATCAAGTATGGTCTCATTAACAGCATCAAACTCTATGCCATTATGCTTGCAAAAATCAACTGCATCCTTGAGATATTGTTTGTCTATTTTATGTCGAACATCTTCTCTGCATGTCCATAAAATAAGTTTGTAACCATATTGTTGAAGTTCTTTTAAAACCTCGAAAGCTCCCGGTAACGTTTCCCCAATATCAGGAAAACTGTGCTCGACAATAGTTCCATCAAAATCAATCAACAACACGCCTTTCATTCCTCTACTCCACTTAAAGTAAACCAAAATCTGGAACCTTCGCCAATGTTGGATTCCACTCCGATTTCTCCATCGTATTCATGAACAATTCTTTTAGCAATAGCTAAACCAGCACCAATTTTGCCATTGGGGTTTAATACTTCAAACATTTGAAAAATCTTATCATGATATCTTGGTTCTATTCCGGGACCATCATCTTTGATGATGAATTTTCCATTATCGTAAATCACATCAATTTCAACTACGGATTCATTCGAGTGTTCAATTGCATTTTCTATAAACACATTGAATAACATTTGCATTTGGTGACGATTGGCATTTATCACAGGAAGATTAACTACGTTTAATTCAATATCTTTTCCAATGGAATTGACACCAACACAATTTTGGACTACTTCAGAAATATCAATCTCTGATCTAAAATCAGAATTAGGTATCTTTGTATATTCTAAAATGGCATCTATTAACCCATGCATTTTGGTTGATTTCTTTTTGATAGCTTTAAGGTGAGTTAAAGCCTCATCTGTAAGATGTTTTGGATCAATGTCTTCTTCAAGCCAATTTGCTAAATTGGAAATAGCTCTCAGGGGAGATTTGAGATCGTGTGAAGAAAGTCTAATAAAGCCTTCAAGATCTTTAACTAAACTTTCCACACGTTTCAAGTGTCTTTCACTTGCTTCAATTTCTGTAATATCTTCGATTTGAGAAACTGTGTGTATAAAGTTTCCATTTTCGTCTCGAACAACTGAAACAGTAAGTCTTACTGGAAATACCGTGCCGTCTTTTTTGATGTATCTTTTCCGCATTTGATACGTGTCTAAAGTGCCAGCTAAAACCTGTTTAAATTGATCCCAGTCTGGTTTGATATCATCTTCCAGAGTATGATCCATAAAAGTCATGGACAAAAGTTCTTCTTCTGTATATTGAAGCATTTCGCAAATAGCAGGATTAACTTTCAGCCATTCTCCACCTGCGGACACCAATCCCATGCCAATACCAGAAGCGTAAAACGCTCGTTCAAATCTATCTTTTTCTACGTCGAGTTCACCTGCTGAAGCTATGAATTTCAATGCTTTTGTTTGAACAAAAATCAATAAATAAACAGCGGTAATGACAGAAACAAATGCCGTTAAGAATTTCAGCATTCCTGAAATTCTGTAAATGGGATTATAGAAGATGCACGCTTCTATCAAATGCGTAAAACCACAAAGGAAAATGAACAAAGAAAACAAAACAAGAAAAGTTTTAATCTTCTTGAGATTAGTGCTCATTCTGTAAAGAATAAACAAGAGCCCTACAGGAATAGCAAAATAGGAAACAAAAATTGTAATGTCAGAACAAATATGAAGCCAACCTTCAAATTGACTCCAATTTCCGCAACTCCATCTTGCTGGATAGTCAGATGTGTCAAATAGTTTTTTGAAAAATTCTAACATTAAATCTCAAACCAAAACTTTTCATTTGTTGACGATAACAACTTTTCCAAAGTTCCAATATTCCAATCACGATAAACAAATGAGTAGTCAAAATTTGACACGCTGATATCTGTGTTCTTGGCAATAAAAATCCATGGTTTACGACTTCGCTTCCAAAGAATGATTGGTTTACGTCCACTTTGTTCAGCATCATGTGTAGATTGTTCTATAAATTCATCAAGTCTGGCACAGCCACCATCTAAAACGCTGCTAAAATCCACATCATTGTCGTACCCACCTTTACATTCAATAACCCACTTAAACCCTTCAGGACAACACAAGTCGCCAATAAATGAATCTCTTGCATGTGCAGGCATAGATGTAACTTGGCTCCATCGATTGCCGGAACCAACAGATCGAGAAAATTCTTTTTTGAAATGTTTGGTAAGAAGCTTGCAGAGTTCCAGTTCAACTCTGTTTCCTTTTCTTTTGCCATTTACTCTCTTTTTGTCGCTGCTCATGTTTTCAAAAATATCGTCAATATCAAGATCATCCATACAAATATGTATGATTATTGACTAATAACATCCTTTAATTTTAGGATAACGTATAATGAACGAAATGAAGAATATCCTTGGTTTACACACTAAATAGAGTGCTATGTTCAACAAATTTACAGAATGGGCTAATTACAAGCTTGAAGAATCAACCGCTGAATCCGCACCTAAAACAAAAATGCCGGAAAAGGGCGATATTGTCATCAAGCGGCCCAGTGCTGTCTTTTGGGATGACCGTAAGCCAAAATCGTCTTGGGTAAAATGTCCAAGCAATAGAAATCTGAATAATACTTCTATGACAATGTATATTGTCATAGGAGATCAGGACTTTGGGCATGACGGTAAAATTCCGGCTCTCAACACCAGCCCTGCCAAAAATAGAAGCAGAAAGAAAACTTGGCTGGACCCGGAACATTTATTTGATATTACGGACATCTACAAGCCAGAAGACAGAAAAGGCAATAATGTTTGGTTGAGAATACCGCCTGATTCCAAATATCGAGAGATATATGACTTTTGGAAACAAGAGTGTTTAGAAGAACCTATCGAAGAGAACAAAAACTACAAAAGAATGTGGAAAGTGGATTTGAATGAACAAAAGCTGTACAGAGAGTATCCAACAGGAGGGTGACATGGGGTTTAAAACCTACTTGTTAAACGAAGAAAAAAGTCATCTGGGGCACAAAGTAACCGATGTGCTCACTACCGTGCATGATCTTCAGAATGACATGGAGCACATGGGCGTTCGTCAAACAACACGATTAGCAGACGACATTGTCAACAGAATAAGAAAAATTCTTCACAGCCAGTGGACAATCAAGCAACAAAAGCATTTGCAATCACTTCAAAAAGTGGCAGTTGCTTTAAAGAAAACCATTGAAGAAAAAGGTGATCTAAAGCAAATGATCCCGGCAGCAGCTCAGGAACTGGAAAATGTTTCTACTAAACTGGGAATCAAAACAACAAGTGCTTTAGATCAAGCAGCAGAACTTGGCGGCGAAGACGTTGAACAGCAGGATATGGAATTGACCTCACAACAGGATGGCCCAGAACAACCTGTTGATCCTCAAATGGACCAAATGGGACAAATGCCGCCAGATCCGAATCAACAAGACCCCATGATGGGACAGGGACAACAAGGCTTCTGATGAAATCTCCATATGGAATAGGCACAAAAAATGTGTCTATTAAATCCGGGATAGTAGAAAAAACCTTTTCAAATCAAGCTAATTATAACTCTGAAGTACATCATTTAAATAAATTAGCTGACTTTCATCGTGTTCCTAATATAATTGAATTAAATGACGAAAAAATGTCTATAAAAATGACATATGTGGGTGAACCAATAAGTCGAATTACAATCCCTGAAGATTGGCGACATCAATGCAATGATATTTTAGACGGTCTGCAAAAATACAACTGCGTTCATGGAGACCTAGAAGAAAACGTGACAGTTTTAAATGGTAAACTTCACATAATAGATTTTGCTAACTCATACAAAGATGAATGGGGACACAAAGGAGATGAATATCTCTTGTTTCTGCACATTGTGTGTGTTCACAAAAACTTCAAAAAACAAGACTTAATTGACCTGTCTGAAAGAAAACGATCTATCCTGATTTAGTAGTTGAAGCCACGTAATGATCCTTTGCGGCATTAAGCAACCCTACAAACAAAGGTGCTGGATTTTGAAAGCGTGACTTAAACTCAGGATGAGCCTGAGTTCCAACAAAATAAGGATGAATTTCAGGATCAAGTTCCATCATTTCTACAAGATTGCTTTCAGGGGTTCTTCCAACTACTCGAAACCCTTTCTTTTCAAGCTTGCAAACATAATCACCATTCACTTCGTAACGATGGCGATGTCTTTCGCTGATATTTTTCTTGTTTCCATAAAGGGAACGAATGATCCCTTTTTCAAGTATACAGTCATATGATCCCAAACGCATTGTGCCTGATTTGTGATCGATATTTTCTTGACCATCAACATAATCAATCACGTAACGATGAGAATCTTTCTTTTTCGAAAATTCTCGACTCGTGGCATCATCCCACCCAAGAACATTCTGTGCAAACTCGATAACAGCACATTGAAGACCAAGGCAAATCCCCAAGAAAGGAATTTTCTTTTCCCGACAATATCGAATTGCAAGTGTCTTGCCTTCAACTCCACGTGAATCAAATCCGCCCGGAACAATGACTCCATTAACATCTTTGAAAATATGGCGAACACTGCGTAAATCTTTGCCCTCTAATTCTTCAGCGTTGATCCAAGTGATTTTAACTTTAGTCTCACAATCCACGCTGGCATGAACAAGGGCTTCTTTAAGGCTTTGATAAGCTTCATCGCAATTATCGTACTTGCCAACAATGGCAATATTTGTATCTGGATAATCTTCGCCTTCAATATAAGCTTCCACCAATTTTCGATACTTGTGTATCTTGACGCCTTTTCGAGGCAGGTGGAATTTGTCGGCAATCAAATCATCAACGTGCCTATCGTAGAACTCAATAGGCACTTGGTAAATTGAACTTACATCAGGAGCTTCAAAAACAGCTTCTCTGGATACATTGGTTAAACGAGCAACTTTGTCCAATATTTGTTTTGGAAGCTCTCTATCAGTACGACAAAGCAGCATTTCAGGTTGAATGCCATGCATCAACAAAGTTTTCACGGAGTTTTGTAATGGTTTTGTTTTGAATTCTTTGACGGTTGCATTCCAAATTACTGGAGCAACCATAATGACCATTACATTATCAGGGTTTGCTTGTTTAAATTGCCGTATTGCTTCATAAAACCCACTGGATTCAATATCGCCAACTGTTCCACCAATTTCAGCTATAACGATGTTGTCATTAGTGCCCAGTGCTTTTAGTCGTTCGTGAACCTTACCTGTAACATGAGGGATCACCTGAACAGTTTCACCAAGGTATTGCCCTTGTTCTTCTTCGCTCAAAAGCTCTTTATACAAAGTACCACTGGTAAAAATATTTTTGCCAGACATTGTAATGTCTGTAATTCGTTCGTAATGACCGAGATCAAGATCTGTTTCTGATCCGTCATCACAAAGAAACACCTCGCCGTGTTGACGAGGATTCATAGTGCCAGCATTAACGTTAAGATAAGGATCGAGTTTGATCAACTCTACATTAGATCCACGCATTTTTAGCAACAAGCCAATTGAAGCGGCACTGATGCCTTTTCCTGTCCCAGAATACACACCTCCTACCACAACAATAAATTTGCCAGTCATCTTTTTTCCCCTACCTTCTTTGTCTACACAATCTGAGAAGAATGATGATCAGACATGCTACAGCAGACCAAGTTTTGATCGCAAATGGTATTTTCAGCCCAAAAAGAACGTTTAGGCTCCAAATAACCACAAAAGGGGTGGCGGTGATCAAAATCAAGACCACCACCACCCGAATGATCAACAAGACATTCTCATTGTTCATGTTACCTCAATTCCAAAATTTATTCAACTCTACATGAGTTAGCTATTTGGTTTTTTATCGGCAACTTATCAAACGTACTGTAAATCGCAACTGCCACCTGCGCAAGCAATGGTAGCTTCGAGGCGAGTATTGTCTTGCTCTTCAATCATAGCAGAGAAATCAACATCTTTGTATTCTCTCATGAGATCGCAATAATACTTCCAATTGTTTACGTCTTTCAAACAATAAGTCATCTGTTTGATGTTTCCATCAAAATACCTTTCAGCAAACTGTTTTGCTCGACGAACCCAATCAACCTTAGCTTCGTAAACTTGTTGTTCACGTTCCTGTTCTCGAACATCTTCTAAACTGATATGCGGCATTTCTTCAGTAACTTTTGGTTGTGGCTCTGTAAGAGGTTCTCCCAGTCCCAAAACGACTTCACAAGCTTTCCAAAGATTGTCATTGAAAGCATGAAGCCCATCAACAATCAAACCGCTTGCCATAACACTTGCATCGCCATACATTTTAACCAATTGAGATGGACGATAAATTGCAGTGAATGGAGCTTGTGGGTAATCTTTGTCCCCTGTAATTGGCAAGAGACTAATACCGGCAAAGTATTTCCTATTCTTGAAAATATACTGAGTGACATCATCCCATTCATCTTCCTTGACTGTAATTGTATTTGAAACATTATGCACCAGCCAATCAGCGGTACATCTGGATTCAACAGTTCCTGCCATGACCCAGTTTTGTTGAGTGCTTTTAACATGATCCAACAAAGTGAGAGCATCAATGTCATTCTTAGTCTTAGCACCTTTAGGCACTTCAACACAAAAAGCAATGACCTCATCGGTGCCATTGGCTGACCAGACAGATTTTTCAACAGCTAATGGGTTGATTTCTTTAAAGAATTTCAGGGGCGGCTCAAGATAGTTGCCCTGAGAACGACGAATATAAACACTGGCGTGATGTGGGTGAATGCCGGAAGCAGTTCCCAAAATACAAGAAGTTGTCCCTGCTGGTTTCACGCATGTTGCACGAGCAGTTGGATTGATGCCAATTTTCTCAGCGATCTTTTCATTTGTCTTAATGATCAACTTAGCATTTTGCCGTTGAAGTTTGGGATCAAACAAAACGTCTGGATTATCCATCATGCCAGTAATGCTTACTCCCAACAAAGCTTCTCTCTCAATGATTCTTCGAGATGTGTCGCCCAGATATTTCAAATCTGTGTAACCTGCCTGACAAGTGCCAATAATAGCAGCGGCTTTAGAAGCCGTTTTGAAATCTTCAGGAGTCTTACATTTTGCTCCATTGATTTCACAAAGATTACAAGCTTCCCAGCCACTTTTACCAGTAATTTCATCAACTGGATAAAGGCCAATTTCTACACACGGGTTTACCAACAATTCTGTTGAATCTGACCAGACAAAACCCGGTTCGCCAAATTCACGCACATAAGACATCAGTTCTTCAAACTGTTCTTTAGTGGTTTCATTACGAATTAAAAGTGCTGAATTGTTGCTGCGACCACGTTGTGGGTTTTCTGCAAACCAATTACCCGTTTTTGCAGTTGCCATTTCTTTGTCAGTAGGACTAAAAAGACAAATTGTGGCAGATCGTCTTACGCCACCACTCAACACAGCATCTGAGGCGTGCATGACAATGTCATATGCATCAATTGGTCGAATGCGACTTTGACCTCTTTCAAGACAGGCGTCCAATAGCTCACGAACTTTTTCCAAAGCTATTTTGAGCGGTTTAGGACCGGGTGCCTTCCCAGATGAAGAACCCAAAGGAGCACCTTCAGGACGAATCAAACTGTAGTCAAATACTACATCAAACCCTTCAAATTCCGGGAATTCTCCACCAGACATATAGCTACTCAAAAGAACACCAAGTGAATCAGCCCAGCCTTCAATTGAGTCCGGTATTAGATATGTTTTGTTTTTGCCCAAGCGTTCTGGAACAAAATCAGGAATTTTAGCAACATGATGTTCCTGCACTGAAAAACCTGTTCCACAACCGCACAACAATAGCCAAAAACATTCTTGAAAAAATCGCATTCTGTCACAATATGATGCGATGCAATTATAGATTCTGGCATTCTTCTTTTCAATCGGTTTGCCCCCGAACTGTAAAGCTCGTTGCGAC